CCCACCCCGCCGCCGGACCGGTGCACCTGCGCCAAGTGCGGCGGCAACCCCAACAGCGAGCAGCATCACAACCGCCCCGCCGCCTGACGGCCCGCCACCCCACCCCGCCGCCCTGCCGGCACCAACCCGAAGGAGACCAACCGTGACCACCTACCGCATCGAGTTCGGCAAGGTCGGCGAGACCTACCCGGTGCCGCCGATCACGCTCGAGCACACCGACCCGAACGAGTTCGCGCGCAAGGTCGCCGCCCACGCCATCCCGTACCTGACGCCCGTGCTCGCCGAGATGGGACGCCCGGAGCTCGCGGACTGCTTCTTCCGCGTCGACCGCAACGACCCGACCTACGGGGACTTCCTGTGGATCGACCTCGCCGCCAACAAGGGCGCTCAGTTCTGCCCGGCCCGGCTCACGCCCGTCGAGCCCGCCGCGGAGGAGGCCCACGTTGTCGCGGACGACAGCGACGACCCGGAGCACGTGGACGACTGTCCCGGATGTGCCCCCGCCTCGTGACCATGCCGGAGCCCGGGGCGCGCCTATCGCCCCGGGCCTGGCCCCACCGTACCGACCACCCAGCCCGCCGCCCCGCCCCGGGCAGCCACCGAAAGGACCACCAATGACCGACTCGACCACCCAGCCCCGCATCACCCCGAACCCGGACGGCGGCGTGATCTTGCATCTGCCGGACGTCACGCACATCGACACGCAGGTGTGGTCGGCGGACGTCGGCCTGACAGATGCCGGGCTGGCGGCGCTGCGTGCGCTGATGGCTGGGCAGGCGCCCTCCATCGACCAGACCGCCGCCGACGTCCGCGACCAGGTCCTGCACGCGATCGACTTCGCGTACACCACGGGCGTCCTCGGCTATAGCACGCCGGAGGAGCTGCTGGCCGCCTACGACGCCAGCCGGGTGCCCGCGTCCGTCGACCGGGCCGCCCCGGCCGCCTGGGTTGACGGGCACCCGCAGCTGGAGGCCATCGCCGCCGCCGTGTGGGAACACTGCGGGCGCAGCGACAGCGGCACGTGTGTCGAGGACGACCCGCGAAACATCGCAGTCGCCGTGCTCTCGGCCGTGCTGCCCACGGCCGTCGACCAGGCCGCGCCATGGCTGGACGCCGCAGCCGAGTGCAACAAGGCGGGCGGCATCTACTCCGAGCGCGGCGCCAACGACGCTGCGGACGTCGCCTTCGCCCTCATGGAGACGTTCCTCCGCAAGGCGGGCCAGGCCGAGTACGTGGCGACTCCGTGCAGTGGTCCCGTTCCGTGCGAGGACGGCGGCGAACCGTGCGATGTTCACGAGCGGCTGATGGGCCACGCCGAGGGCGACCACGAGTTGTGCGCGCCGAACTGCGGGGAACCGTGGCTGCGCCGCCTGGCCGACGAGACACAGCCCACCGAAGCCGGGCGAGGCTGCGCGCACTGCGGTCAGCCCATCAGCCGCGTGACCGGCACGCTCGCCGCGTGGTGGGTCCACGCCCCGGGCGGCAACACGGTCTGCAATCCGCAGCAGGCGGCGAGCAGCCCTCGCGCCACGCCGAAGCAGGCCGCCGGCGCGCGGCAGGACGGGGAGGCGTAAGCCATGACCGAGCCCGTCAGCATCTGCATCTGGTGCCCCGACCGACCAAACATCCCCAGCAGCGAGTTCGACGCCCACGTCGGCCGCATGCACCCCTCCGTCTCCGACCCCCGCAACTCCACGTCCTGCTGGTCGCGCGCCGAGGTAGACACCTCTGACGGCATCATCCGAGAGGTCGCCTGCGGCCGAGGACGCCACCGGTGGGGAAAGCACCGCAACGGGAACGTGCAATGGGCCTGCCCACCGCGCTGCTGCTGCGTCCGCCACGCCTGGGCGCGGCAGGACGGGGCGCAGCCGTGAAGGCCCTGACCGCCCGGCAGCGGCAGGTGCTCCTCCTCGCCGCGAACGGCAACAGCAACGCGGCGATCGGCCGCCGCCTCGGCATTACCCCGCACTCGGTCACCGAAGTCCTGTCCGCCGCCTACCGCCGACTCGGTGCCGCCGACCGCGCCCAAGCCGTCGCCATCGCCTTGGCCGTCGGCGAGATCGGTGTCCATCAGATACACATTCCCGACGAGCAGCGAGAGGCAGCCGCATGACCGACCACACCGACCCCAACACCCGGCAGGCGCCCGAGAAGACGCTCAGCGGCCCACACAACCGCCCAGAGGGCGGTTGTGTGGCTCCAGTGGTACGCGAGGGGGAGAACGGCCCGCAGGCGGGCGCTGACGGCCTCCGGCTCCGCAAGCTGATCGCTGGAGCCATCCACGACACCCCCGCCCGCTACCCCGACGACATCGCCGACGCCGTCTGGCGCGTCATCCAGCCCCACCTCAACCCCGAACTCCAGCGCCAACTCCAGGCCGCGATCAGTGCGCTCGGCAAGTCGGAGGCCGACCTCGCCCGAGTGCGTGCGCTCGCCCGGTACACCCGCGACCGAACCGAAGCCGGCGAATCCGACTGGGCCATTGGCCAGCACGAACTCGCCCTCGCCGTCCTCGACACGCTCGACGAGCAACCCGAGCCGGAGAAACCCACCCACAACGCCGGCCCGTCCGTCCGCGAGGCCCGCCCGTGACCTGGCAGCGGCAGGAGTCCACCAGCAGGTGCGACTCCTGCCGCGCCTACTGGAACGTCCTCCAAGACCTTGGCGAGGAATGGGACGCCGCCGGACGCCCCAACGACCCCGACGGCTGGGGCGTCCTCTTCGCCCGCGGCCTCGCCGCCTACAGCCAGCACCTCACCCAGCACCTCCCCGCCTGACCCGCACCGCCGCACCAAGGAGCCCCGCCGTGATGCACCTCGACGACGCACCCGCCCCGGCCTGCACCATCTGCCACAACGGCCTGTACGAGAACGAGCTCACCCACCAGGCATGCCGCCCCTGCACCGACCGCGTCGACCACAACCTGCGCGCCCTTGCCGGCGCCGACGGTCTCTACGCGCGGCTCGCCCACAGCCTCCGCCCCGGCAGCAGCGGCGGCGGGCCCGTCGTCTCCGGCAGCCGCACCGCGCCCCTCCCCGTCCGACTAGAGCCGCTGTCCCTCGCCGCCCGCGGGGGAGTCGTGACCATCCTGCAGACGTGGTTGATCGACTGGCATGACCTGCTCGGCTACCGGCACCCCCGCTGGGACGGCGACCTCCAGCAGCAGCTCGACCAAGTCGTGAAGCGGCTGCGGGTTCTCCTCCCGTGGGCGGCCGAAGAGCATGGTGCCTTCGACGAGTTCGCGCGCGAGCTGGGCAGCCTCGTCCACCAGTGCCAGGTCGTCACCGGAGGCGAAAAGCCGACCCGCCGCATAGGCGTCGCCTGCACCTGCGGGCACACCCTCCGCGTCACGCTCGACACCGCCGGCGTCCGCTGCCCCGCCTGCAGCACGCAGTACGGGCACAGCGAAGCGCTCCGACTGCCGCTCGCCGAACGGCGCAATGCGGCGTGACGACGCACCCGCCTGTTCGTTGTGCGGGCATGCCAGAACTCGACAGCGACGTGATTTACGACCACCTGCCTGACGGAACCATCCTGGATCCGATTCCGTTCCACGACGCCGAGACGCTCTTCGCGTTGCTGCGTGAACGCATGACCCCCCAGGCACTCCAAGACCTCACCGAGGAGCTCAGACGCGCCGCACCGAACCCGAGTGCATGACGAAGGGCGCCGGCCGCAACCTGCGGCCGGCGCCCTTTCGCATGTCCGCCTACGCGGCTTCCTCGACGGCGGCCTTCTCCGGATCACGGATCACATACCGCACCCACGACTGCGTCAGCCCCAGCCGGGCCGCCAGCACCTCCACCGGAACGCCCCTCCGGTGCGCCCGCCGCAGCGCCTCATTCCGGCGCCGCCTGGCCCGCCTCGTCGCCTCCCGGCTGGCCACCGCCCGGTGCAGCACCACCGCCACCCGCAGCAGCAACCAGCCCAGCGCATCGTTCAACCCTCGCCGCACGCAAGCCCCCCGTCGTCGACGTGAAAGAACACTCGCGCACAACGGTCCGGGGCGCGCGGTACAGCCACAAGGGCGCGAACCGGGCGCACACGCGAAGCACCCCCAGCCGACGCGGCTGGGGGTGCTTCGTCATGCCGTCAGTCGCGCGGGGCTACGCGGCGTTGCGGCGGGCGTCTTCCGCGACGACAGCAGCCACGAACGCCGTCCACTGATCTTCTGTCATCTTTGCCCGGATCTGCGCCGCACCTCTCTCCGGCCTGCTGGGTGCGAACCGAAACGTGCGGTAGACGAGGTCGCTGTCTTCCGCTGGGACCGGTGATGGCGCGTGCGTCGAGGCCGGTGAATCCGAGTCCGCACCGGCGCATACGTAGCGACTGTGCGGGCGCGGCTGGTAGCAGAGTCCTTCGTCGGCGAGTCGCCTGAGTGCGAGATTGCAAGTGTTCTCGGTGACGCCGAAACGCTGGAACAGCTCTCGGCCTGTCGGCATACGGTCGCCAGGGCGGATTTTGCCACTGGTGATGTCAGAGCGAAGGGCGCGTGCGACCTGATGGGACAACGGATCCTTGTGCGTGATCGCCCGATTGATTTCCGGCGACCTGATGCCCCATTGCCCCCAGGCGCTGCCCCGACTCAGCACCTTGGCCCGATTGTGCACGGGGCGTTCGGCCTCGATGGCCGCCGTTTCGGCCGCATCGGCGGCCTCGCGGGTTGCGAACCATTCGACTTCCTTGCGGGCGACCTGCGGCCACCACTGCGACGTCGGCGAGTGCGCATGCCCTTGCCAGCGGAGCTTGGGATCTTTGGCGATGCCGACGTAGAGCAACACGTCTTCGGCGTCGTACAGGCGGTAGAGCGCTGTGCGCTCCTCGGGTGCGGTTATGACTCCTCCTCGAGGCTGAGTAGTGGGATGATCGAAGAAGGGCCCGCTCACCTCATCTGAGCGGGCCCTTCTGTTACTGGTCCTCGATCTGCCATACGCCGGGGGCGTAGACGTCTTCCCACACCTCAAGCGGGCCTTCGTCGTCATGAAAGGCGCTCATGAGGACCAGGACTGGAACGGCGGCGCTGGGTGGTGCGACGACATCCAGCGCATCCAGCTCGCTGCGCGCGGCGAGACGTGCACCACGCCGCTCCGGCAGACGGGTGACCTCGCGGCCGGTGCGTTCGGTGTAGATCTGCTGCCAGAAGCGGCCGAAGGGCTCGTCTTGCAGGAGCTCGGGCACCGCTTGGAGGGCGCGGATGTGAATGGCCGAGAGCGCCACCACCGTGGGCACGCCGTCGCGGAGGAACACGCGGGTGCGGAGGACCACCTCGTCGTGCAGTTCGATCCCGAGCTGGTCGGCGATGTCGGCGTCGGCGCACGATCGAACGGCCGCAGTGTGGTTTGTGGACGTCTCGCCGGCTGCGTAGAGCTTTCCTGAGCGAGCGATGCGCCGCAGGCGCGCCGCCCCGGTGTGAGCGACCTTGGGGCGGGACGCGACCACAGTCCCTACGCCAGGCTTGGCCAGGGTGAGGCCCTCGGCTTTGAGGATGCGATACGCCCGGTTGACTGTCGTGACAGTTACGCCGAACTTCTCGCCGACCTTCGTCATGGACGGCATTGGGTCGCCGGGGCGAAGCGTGCCGTCGTCGATCAGTCGGCGGTAGTGCGCGGCGATGTCCGCGAACCCCGCTTTCTCGTCCTTCTTAGCCATCTACCTGGGCCTCCGTCTCTCTGGGTTTAGTACTTCACGCAGTATCCCTCCCTTCTGGCTCGGAGGGTTCGTCGTAGTGCTTGCTTTAGTACTAAGTGTAGTGCTTAACTTGGCTCGTGCCAAGGAAAAGGCCCCACCGGCGGTAGCGCGCCGAAGGGGCCATTGGCCAGCCGTTCCCTCACCACAAGGGAGACCAACCGTGAGCACTACCGTACAGCCCCCCGCCGAGCAGACCGTGAGTCTGATCCTTGAGGCCGAGGTCACGACCGACCTGGATACCGGTCGGCTGACGCTCGTCGCCTCCACCGACCACCACATGAGTGACCTCGACGAGGTCTCCCCGGCCCGCCTGCGTGGGCTGGTCGCCGACGCCCGGAAGCGGCTTGACGAGTTCGAGCGTCTGGCCAACGAGCACGAGGCCCGGATTCTTTCGCGGCTGGGGGTGGCGGCGTGAGCGCCCCCACTGCCCCCCTGTCGCCGGCCGCCGCCGACGCGATGCGCCGCCTGGAGGCCGCGCTCGTCACCCCCGACGCCGCGACCGTCGAGAAGGTCCGCGCCGCGCTCGGCTTCACCGCTGGCTGGAAGCCCCAGCCGCACCTCGGCGAGACCGCCACCTACCTGACCGTCTGGTCGCAGATGGAGCTCAACGACCTGCTCGAGCGGGTCGGCGGCACCGTCACCATGCGGCAGGTCGAGCGCAGCGCCTCCGACGGCGCCACGCGGACCGCCACCGAGATCACCCTCACGGTGCAGGTGCCCGGCGTCGGCCCCGTCGAGATCGTCACCGACATCGAGGACGACCCCGAGCACGGCTACCGCATCGACATCCCCGTCGTGGCCCTGGCCCGCTACCGGTCGGCCGCCGAGCACTGCCGCGCCCTCGCCGAGTCCGCCGACTTCGACGGCTGCCTGGCCGCGCAGGACGAGATGGCGATGTGCCGCTGCCAGCTCGCCGCCGCCGGCCGCCTCGACCTGATCGGGGTGGCGTGATGGTGTCCTACGAGCCGCTGCACGATCCGTCCCGGGATCCGTCGGGCCCGTTCCACCTGGATGTCGAGATCGCCGTCACCCGGCGGATCCTCGACGAGACGGCCGGACTGAACATCCACGACAGCGACGACATGCGCACGGCCGCGTTCTCTCTGAACGCTCGTCTCCGCACCCTGCTCGTCGCGATCCAGTTGGAGCGGGGTGAGCGGTCGTGACCGCGGACCTGACGCTGCTGCGTGCGGCGCAGGCCGCGGCGGACCGGATCGTCGCCCAGGTCGGCGACTGGGACGGCGGAGAGTCGCCCCGCCTGCTGGTCGCGGTGATCGACCCCGAGACCAGCACCCGTCTGGCGACCACGTTCGTCACCGTCAAGGCCGACCGCCCGGTCCGGCACCTGCAGCCCGTGCGGGAGGCGTCGTGAGCCCCGCCGAGCAGGGTGCTGCGGCGAAGGCGCTGGCGGAGCAGGCCCGCCAGCGGATGGAGGCGGCGAAGGCCGCTGCTGCTGCCGCCGAGGCCGCCCGTAAGGCCGCCGCCCAGCGTCCCCGCTAGACCCCCAGACCGCCGCGGGGGCGGTGCCTACCCCCGTCCCGCCCCCGCGGCTTCCCACCCTCCACCCCTTTGATCCTGATTGGACCCGCCATGTCTCCGTTCATTTCCGACGCCGACCTCGCCCGCACCGACCTCGGCGAGCGCGTCCGGTCCACGACGACGATCGCCGACCTTTTCGGTGACGCCCTCGACCGGGCGCTGCACCGGGAGACCGCCTACGCCGTGCCGCTCGCCGAGCGGACGACCTGCCCGATCCACCTCGACTGGGTGACCGGCTGCGCCGACCTCCACATCCACTACCCGGCCGCCGCCTGATGGGCGAGGTCGACGACCCGGCCGGCGACGACGATCCGAACCCGCCCTACGACCCGCCCGCCGGGACGACGTGGCCCGAGTGGCACGACGTCCACCCCGACACCGCCTGACGGCTGCCCGATCCGCCGGTCCCGTACCGGCGGTGAGGGGAGCCGCTCAGCGCTCCATCACCCGATCCGAGAGGACCACTCATGGCCAAGATCAAGTTCACCGCTTTCTCGACCAACAGCGGCACCCGCGCCCAGGGCTCCGGCGAGGCCATCCTCCCCGACCACGTCCAGCCGGAGCGCTACGAGCAGACCATCGCCCAGCGCCTTGCCGACCAGGGCCACAAGGACGCCACCGTCACCGTGACCAGCGTCGAGGACTGACCGACTGCCCGATCCGCCCGGCCCATCCGGGCGGCACCCATCCAACCCTGAAAGGAGGGGTCATGAGCTTCATCAGCCAGATTCGTACCGGCGTCCGCGAGCTGGACGTGTTTGCGGTCGTCGAGAAGCTGCTCACCCTTGCCGCCCTGGTCCTGGTCGCCGTCACCGTTGGCGGGCAGTTGGGCGTCATCCTCGGCCTGCACGACACCCTGGGCATGCTGGTCGGCTGGTCGATCGCCATCGTCTACGACGCCCTGTGGATCGGCGCGCTGCGCATGTCGGAGGTCGCGATCCGGCAGCGGTCGAGGGTCGGCGTTGCCGTGATGATCGGCCTGTCCGTGGTGGCCGTCGGTACGTCGACGGCGACGCTGCTGATCCTCGGCCATGCGCAGGTGTTCGCGTTCGTGCCCGTCGCAGCCGCCCTGTTCATGGGGCTGCGCTTGTTCGCGGGAAACGTCCTCGCGGACGCCGACACGGCGGCCCGGATCGCCGAGCAGTCCGCCGCCGACCGCAATGGGCGGGCCCTCGCCGCAGCCGGAGCTCGGCACCTGCGGTCCGAAGCCACCACCGACGTCCTCACTGAGACCGCCGGCCACCTCGCGGAAATGGAACGGCAGATCGCCCGCGCAGAGGTCCTGACGAAGGCGCAGGCCGAAATCAATGAGGCCAGGGCGAAGGCCGAGAAGCGGCTGCAGGAGTCGGAGAAGAAGCACGGTGTGGATGCGCTGGCGTTCGCTGGTCGCGACCTGACGCTGGCCGTGTCCCGGCCTGCGGTCACGGCCGGAGGTCATACCCGTGGCGAGCTGGGTGGTCACACGGTGGTCACACAGGTCACGCCGGAAATCCAGCCCGTGACCATGCCGCCCGTGACCCAGGACGAAACGGGCAGTCCGGAGCCGGTCGAGCAGGCGCCCGCGAAGGGATCGATGACCCTCCAGGACCTGGCCGACATCGAGGGCGTCGACCTGCCCCAGCCCGGCGCCACCCTCACCGATGAGCAGCTCGCCGTGGCTCTTCGATGGCTCCGCTACAGCATGGAGCCGCCCCGCTCCTACCGGCAGGCGCAGGCCGAGTTCCGCGCGGCTGGCTTCCGGGCTCGCGAAGAGCGTGTGCGCCGCATCTGGGGCGAGATCGAGACCAACGAGGCCGGCGCCACCGCCCGCTGACAGCCCCCGGCACAGCCAGTGAGGCCCAGCACCCCTGCGGTTCTGGTCCTTGCTGAGACTGCCGGAAGCAGTCGAACCAGCAAAACCCCAGGTCAACCCCGGTGAGTGACCCGGTGAGCGGAACCTTCGCAGACCCGGCGAGCAGACCCGGACCACCCCGCAGAAGATCCCCGACCGGGCGAAGGAGGTACACACGATGGCGACCGCTAGCCGCCCGTCCCGTAAGGCCCTGCGACAGGCGCGGTCCGCCCAGTTCCTGGGAGACCGACGCAAGGAGGCCGAGACGAAAGGACCGGCCGCGGTCTTGGCGGTCGCCATTGATCAGCTCCGGTCGGCGATCTCCCAGCTCCCCGAGGAGCGGCGATCCGACGCCGCCCAGCAGGCGACGCGAATGTTCGACCAGCTCCGCCAGTCCCTCACTGAAAGCTAACGGTCCGTAATGGCTCAACGGATGGCTCAAGCCGTCCCGAGCCGATCCAACGGACCCCAACGCGCCCGCTCGCGTGCACGCGCGCGCGAGGAAACCACTAACTCACTGTAATCGCAAGGGGGTACCCCGAAATGCCCGTCATCGACGCAGGGATCTCCGCCGCCACCGGCGGAACCTGCCTTGGAGCGGCCGGCGTGCTGTACGTCGCCGACCGGCTCCCCTGGATCAACAAACTCGCGGCGAAGATCAAGAGCCCGCAGATTCAGGTGTTGCTCGTCCTCACCGCGTCCATCGGTCTCGTTTCCACCCCGGTCGGCCAGCTCATCAACCGGGCCACCACCGCCGTCGACGGGTTCGTCGACGGTCTGGCGGGGGAGTGGACCGGCTTCGGCGTCATGTTCGCGCTGGCCCTAGCGGCGCTGCTGTGGCTGATCAGCGACTTCATGAGCGGCGTCGAGACCCGCACCCTGCTGCTGGCCGCGTTCGTCCCCCCGCTGACCGTGATGATCCCCGGCAGTCTCGGCGACGGAGCCGCCTCCGCCCTCGGGTTCATCGCCACCCAGGTCGGCTCCCTCGTCATGTGGCTGATGGGGGGCTGACGTGCTCGGACTCATCCTGCTGCTGGCCATCGCCTACGCCTGCGCCACGGCCATCGACAACGCCACCTCCGAGGTGTCGGCGAAACACAAGAAGCGGATCAAGAAAGCGTCGGCGAAGAAAGGCCGCCGTATCGGAGCGAAGATCGCCGCCTGGACCGCCACCGCGGCGACCGCCGCAGGCCCGTTCTGCAAGGGCTTCGTCCGCGGCTTCAAGCGCGAGTGGCCCAAGGCCAAGAAGCGCGCCGAAGACAAGATTCGCCGCCGGCCCACCCCGGAGCCCGTCACCAGCGCCAAGCCCGAGCCGGAGCCCGCGCCGGACGCACCGGACACCGCTCCCGCTCCCCAGCCCGTCGCCCCCGCTGCAGGGGACGGCCGAAAGCTCGTCCTGATCAAGAACGACGACACCCAAACCGACACCACCACAGGAGACCTCATGGCCCTCGCCACCATCCCCGAGATCACCGGCGTCAACACCCTGAAGGCCGCTGTTGCCCGCTTCGCCTCCGAGGCCGGCGTCACCGCCGAGGAGGCCGGCGCCATCGCCCAGCGCGCCGCCGACCAGCTCGCCGCCATCGAGGCCGCCATCGAGCAGGCCTCCGCCCTGGAGTTCGGCGACGACGGCGGCACCCTCGAGGAACTCGCTGCCCTGCGCGACCAGTACGCCGCCGCCCTCGCCGCCGCCCAGGCCATGCAGAAGGCCGCCGTCGACAATGCCGCGATCGCCGCCCAGTCCTCCAAGAACATCCACAGTCGGCACGCAGGCATCCAGGAAGCCGTCGCCGCCACCGGCGGACGCATGGCCTCCAAGCAGGCCTACACCGCCGACGTCTGACCCCACCCGCGTGGCCCCGGCTCGCCGAGCCGGGGCCACGCCCCCACCGAAGACTTCACCAACCCGCAGGAGTAGCAGCCGCCATGCCGAAGACCACCACCGTCGAAAAGATCCCCGCCGACGAGCCCACCCGCCCGGCGGCCGGCACGCGCGGCTCCTCCCGTAAGCGCAACACCAAGGCCGCCCGGCGCGCGCTGCGTGTCGCCTACCGCACCCGCCGCGGCATGGCCCCCCTCTACGCCGCCGCCGCCCAGGCCATCGCCGGCAGCGTCCTCGCGATGCCCGACGACGGTTGGAAGACCGCGCTCGCCGCCACCGCGGCCGGAGCCGCCACCACCGTCGCCTGGGGCCGCTGGAACGGACGCATCGGCAAGAAGCGCCTGCGCAGGCGCCTCCCGCGCCGCGCCGACTTCATCGCCGCCGCCTCCGCCGTCACCACCGGCGGCGGCCTCGTCACCGCCATGGCCGCCACCGGCGGCCTCCAGCCCGGCCACAGCCCCTACCCCGGCCTCGTCGCCGCCTGGAGCCTCGGCCACGGCATCTACTGGTGGCGCCGCGGCAAGAAGACCGCCGCCCCCGTGCCCGCCCTCAGCCAGCAGATGCAGCTGTGGCAGGACAACGTCGCCTGCCCCGACGGATCCCTGCCGGGCTCCCGCCTCGTCGACGTCGTCACCACCGGCTACGGCTGGACCGGCGTCGTCATCTGCAAGAGGGGCAACTGGCGCAAGGCCTACGCTGCCTCAGCCGACATCGCCGGCGACCTCGACCTGCCCGAGGAGTCCCTGCAGATCGAGAAGGCCATGGGCCAGTCCGCGAAGCGGGCCACCATCGCCGTGTTCAACGTCAACCCGCTGCAGGAGGTCATCGACCACCCCGGGCCGCAGATCCTCGACAAGACCACCGGCCAGGCCAAGGTCGGCCTGTTCTACGACGGCGAGCCCGCCCACTACGCCTTCTGGAAGCCGTCAGGGCCGGTCCACACCGTGGTCTACGGCGCCACCGACGGCGGCAAGTCCCGCTTCCTCGACATGCTGCTCGGCACCGAACGCCACAACGGCATCGTCTCGTGGGTGTGCGACCCGCAGGGCGGGCAGTCCCTGCCGCGCTGGCGGGAGGCCGTCGACTGGTACGAGGACACCGCCCAGGGCGGCCTCGCCATGCTGTACGCCGTCCGCACCGTCATGTACGAGCGGTCCGCCCGCTACTCGATGATGGAGTTCGTCGACCACAAGGGCCGCAAGCTCCGAGGCCGGGACCACTTCGTCGTCGACGACCCCGACCCGCTGATCTCCGTCACCATCGACGAGGCGCACCGCGTCCTCAACCTGCAGGGCGCCCCCGCGCTGGTCCTGGAGATCATCCAGATGGCCCGCAAGTGCGGCATCAAGATCCGCCTCGTGTTCCAGGGCCCCAAGGCCAACATGTTCGGCAACGCGCCCGAGTCCACCGACATCCGCGAGCAGGCCCAGTCCGGCAACACGGTCATGTTCCGCACCGCCTCCACCCTCACCGACTCCATCGGCCTGCCCGGCTGGGACGTCAACCCGTCCAACCTGCCCATGTACTGGCCCGACAAGACGTCCACGGCCGGCCTCGGCTACATCAAGGGCCCCGACAACCGGCAGGCGATGTTCCGCGCCTACTTCGACCGCGACCCCGCCCACTGGGCCACCACCGGCACCACGCCCACCGTCGAAGCCTCGGCTGCGGCCGTGACCGGCAAGGCCTACAGCGAGCGCCTCGAGCGTCTCGCGGCCCGCCTGCGCGGCGAAACACCCGTGCTCCCCGACGACGCGTTCACCGACGGGCCCACCGACGCAGCCCGCCGTGCCCCGTCCACCGACCCCATCGCCCAGGCCGCAGCCGCCATCGAGGCCGAAGCACCCGCCGGCACCGACGAGAAGGTTGCCGCGTTCCTCGCCGAACGAGGCCGGCCCGTCGGCCGCAACACCATCGCCCAAGAGACCGGCCTCACGGTCAGCGCCGTCAAGAACGCCCTCACCCGCCTCAAGAACAAGGGCCAAGCCGTCGCCGTCGACCGCGGCATCTGGGCCCACCCCGACCACGCCAACACCACCGCCGACACCACCGAACTCGCCGACGCCGCCTAGGAGACCCCATGAGCATCCAGCCCGACCCCAAGCTCATCGCAGCCGTCGAGGAGGCGATGCGGCAGCCCACCAGCTACCGCGACGACAGCCCCCTGCCCGCCTATGGGTCGACCCCGCCCGTCCCGCAGCCCGGAGTGCCCGCCATGTCCCAGCAGGCCACGGACATCGGCCGCGCGGCTATGTACTGCGGCCTCGCGACCGTGCCTCCCGGTCTCGTCGCCGTCGCCATCCTCGTCGCGTCCGAGCACGCAGACCCGACCGTCATCGGCATGATCTGCGCGGCGCCCGCCGCGCTCGCCGTCCCGATCTTCGCCCTCGCCCGACTGTTCCGCAGCGCCAAGCCCGAGCCGGAGGTGCACCAGCACTTCCACGGGCCCGTCACCCACCAGACCACCAACAGCCGCACCAGCGGCGTGTGGGCCAAGAGCATCAACCAGAAGTGAAGGAGAGCCTGATGGAGCGCTACCACTCCCTGTACTGGCTGTACACGATCCCCGCCCCGCTCATCCTGGGACTGATCACCCTCGTACTGGTCGTCCTTCCCGGCGAGCGGAGCACCGGCCGCATGCTCATCGGGCTGGCGGTCGACCTGGTCATTGCCGTCGCCGGCGGTGCCGTCATGACCCGACACCTTGACCGCTGAGAGGAGTGACCCGTGGCCATACGAAAGATCACCTGCTTCGAGGCAGTCTGCGACCTGTGCGGCACGACCGAGACCACGGCGGACTACACCCCGCACGCCCCCACCGCGCAAGCCGTCATCGACTGTGCCATGACCGTCACCTACGGCTGACACGGCAGAAATAGGCGCCACTTGACATTCTGACCAGCGCCGAAGCAAAATCGGATCAATCTAGTACACGTGTCTTAAGGGCCATCGCGCGCGCGATGGCCCTTTCGTCATTCCCGGGGGAGGTCAGCATGCCCCCAGCACTCGTCACTGCAGCCGACGCCGCGCACTACACCGGCCGCAGCATCGGCACGATCTGGCGGTGGGCATCCGAAGGGCGCATCACCCGCTACGGCAGCGGCAAGGCAGTCCGCTACGACGTGCACGAATTGCCCGCCCGGACCGTCGACGAGTGGACTGGCGAGGAACGCCTCGGCGATCCGCCACCCCTGCCCGCCGGCGCCCGCGCCGCATAGCCCGGGGCGGGTCCGCTCACCGCCCCGACGTCCCGCCGCCTACGAGCCCCCTACCGCAGGCGGCGGGACCCCACCCCCGCGCCACGCGGCGCCCATCACGAAGGAGGCCGCGTGGCCGACAACCTGACCAACACCGGCGAGAACCGTGCCCTGGACTTCATCCTCGGGCTCGCGTCGACCGCTCCCACCGCACCGCTCCAGGTCGCCCTGGTCACCGCGAACGGCGACGAGACCACGGCCGGCACGGAGGTGACCGGCGGCTCCTACGCCCGCCAAGACCTGTCCGTCGCCGCGGCCGTCAACGGCGCCACCAGTAACTCCGCCGACCTCGTATGGACGAACATGCCGGCCGCGACCGTGGTCGGCGTGGAAATCTGGGACTCAGCGGGCGTGCCCGCGCGGCTCTGGTACGGGCCGCTGACCGCGTCCCGCACCGTCGCAGCCGGGGACGAACTGAGGCTCACCGCCGGATCTCTGGCACTGTCGCTCGCATAGGGGGCCCGCATGCCGAGCCTCTCTTCGCTCGTCGACAACTTCAACGACGATGCGGTCGGCGCTGATTGGGGCAATGCATACGGCGGCGTGCACGAGAGCGGCGGCCTGGCGCACGTTCCGTGCACCACCGGATACGCCGGCTATCAGACGGCCTACTCGTGGACCATGGCCGGCGCCTCGTTCTTCGTCGCTGTCACCAGCGTCCCGGCCGCATCCACAGCGACCGAGGCCTACGCCAGCGTGTTCGTCAACGCGCCCGGCATCGGCGACGCCGAGGGCGCCTTGTACGGGTGCCGTGTCGGATACGTCATCAACACCGTCACCGGGCAACTCAGGTGCAAGAACGACACCGGCTACTTCGATCCGGCTGCCGTCGACATCACCTACGACCCGGTCGCGCACGCCTTCCTGCGCCTGCGCGAAGATGCGGGCACCGTCTACTGGGACACCAGCCCTGACGGGACGACGTGGACGAACCAACGGACGCTCGTAACCCCGGCATGGGTGACGGACTCCGTTGACGCGGTCGCCCTCGACCTGTCCGCCCACCGGGACGCCGGCGCGCCTGACGAGGCCACCTACGACCTGTTCAACACCCTGTCCAACGGCGCCGTGCTGGCAGCGGCGGCGGCCCTGTCCGCCGAGACGGCGCTCACCGCCACCGCGGTCCTCACCGCCAGCGCGACAGCCACCCTCACCGCTGACGCGGCCCTGGACGCGGCCCCGACGCTCGCCGCGCACGCGTCAGCTGCTCTCATCGGGCAGTCGACCCTCACGGCGGATGCGGCATCCAGCGAGATTCCGGAGGTGGCTGGCTTGGCTGCGGGCATTTTCGATCTGCGGATCGAGCAGGGCGCCACCTACGTGCAGTCGTTCCGCGTCGCCGATGTGCCCGACTTCACCTGGGACGGGTGGACGGCCCGCTCGCAGATCCGGACCGCAGCAGCCTCCGAGAACGGGGAGCTGCTCCTCGACCTCGGCGAGTACCTGACCGTCATCGGGGACACGATCCGCCTCGCCATCCCCGCCTCCGTCACTGAGACCCTCACCCGGAACGGAGTGTGGGACCTGGAGATGGTCAACGGCGGCACCGTCGTCCGGCTGCTGCAGGGGCAGGCCAGGATTTCGCTGGAGGTGACCCGGTGAGGATCGAGGTCACAGGCGAGGCGCTCACCGACGACATCGAGGTCACCACCGGGCAGCAGGCGCGCGTCGTGCAGGTGTCCGCCGGGCTCGTGTCCTCGGTGAACGGGCAGACCGGAGACGTTACCGGGCTGGCGACGACGGCCGACGTGTCCACGATCGCGGCAGCGGTGGCCGGGCCGGTCGCTGACGAAGCGGCAGACGAAGCGGTCACCACACACGTCGAAGCCGCGGACCCGCACGGTGACCGCGCCTACGCGGACGGGCAGTTCCTGCCCGTGGCCGGTGGCACGCTCACCGGCCCGATCAGCGGGCCCGGCGGCTTCGCGGTCGACTCCAGCGGCAATGTCACCGCGGAGAGCCTCACCCTGCCCGACGCTGCCACCACGCTGTCCAAGAGCCTCGTCATCACCGCCCCGGCCGGGGCGGTCTCCTACGTCGTGTGGCGGGCCCCGAAAGCGTGCACGGTCGTGGGGGTGCGCGGGTACCGGGTCGGCGGCACCGGGGCGACGATCAACGCCCAGCGCGGCACGGCCGACCTCCTCGCCACCGACCTATCCCTGTCCACCGCCGACACATGGCTGTCCGGGCCATCCCTACAGAACACGACCTTCGCCGTCGGCGACAGTCTCACCGTCGCAATCCGCTCCGTCTCCGGGGCACCGACAGCCGTCACCATCCAGGTCGACCTACAGGGGGCGTGATGGCGGTCTACACCGTCGACGAAGGGCAGATGCTCTACCAGCCGCCGCCCGCCACGCTCACCACCCAGACCCTCACCAGCCCCGACCGGCTGCAAGTCTCGGATGCCTCTGGTGTGCTGGCGATGCTGACCGTCGGGGCGCGCACAGTGGCCATGCGGGGGCCGCAGCGGACGTTCACCGAGCAGAAGCGGCCGTTCGTCGACACGTTCGACCGGACCACCAGCAACGGCTGGGGGATGTCGCCGGGCGGTGGGACCTGGTCCAACGCCAACGGCACTGACGCCAACTACAGCGTCACCGGCGGCTACGGCCTGATCAACATGACGACCGCGAACAGCTCCCGGCACACCTCTTTGATCGACGACATCACCGACCTCGACGCCCGACTGTCCTGGTCGCTGGACAAAATGCCCGCTGGCAACGCGTCCTCGCTGGCCCTGTCGTTCGCGTACACCAGCACCAACAGCCAGTACCGGGCCAGGCTGAGCATCCTCACCACCGGCACGGTGCAGCTCATCCTGGAGCGGGAGTCCGGCGGCAGCACCACCACGATCGGAGCGCTCACCACCGTCGGCACCGGCTACGCCGTCGGCGACGTCTGGCACATCCGCGCCCAGCGCGCCGGGACGACGCTCCGCTGCCGGGCCTGGAAGGACGGCACCACCGAGCCCACCACGTGGGTACACGAAGTCGTCGACGCCACCCTCAGCGCCGGCCGTATCGGAGTCCGCGGCCTCGCCTCCAGCGGCAGCACCGCGGTCCCGTTCAACTTCCGCGTCCACGACATCCAGCTGTACTCCGGCACCTGGCCCGACCCGCCGACCGTCACCCACACCACGTGGGTGCGCGTCCTTGACCAGCCGTACACCGGCACGTGGACGCCCGAGCTCGCCGACCAGATCCGGGCCTGGGCCGTCGACACAACGCCCGACGTGCTGGCCTACGCGATGATGTACGTCACCGGAGCCCCCGCCGTCACCAGCCCCACCCTTGCCGGCGCGCAGATCGCGGGCCAGTCCAAGTACGGGCCCCTCGACAGCGCGGGCGTCCCCATCGAAGGCTCCGACTTCCACGACTACATGGGCCGCGACTGGACCTTCCCCAACGGCGAGACCCGCACCGCAGGCGCCGGCGAGCAGGGCAGCATGGACTGCTCCGGCTACGTCCGGATGGTCTACGGCTACCAGATGGGCATCCCCATGGTCCGTATCGAAGACATCGACGGGACCGTCCTGCCGCGCATGACGAAGGACATCGGCCCGCTCGGGCCCGGCATCATCGTCGCCCAGGCCGCCGACGCAGCCCCGCCGTTGACTGCCCTGCAGATCGGGGACGTGCCGCACTTCGACGCCGACAGCAGCGACGCCGTGGCCGGACAGCTCGACCACAACGGCATCTACGTCGGCACCGACGCGGCGGGGCATCCGCGGTTCCTCAACAGCCGCAAAACACCGAACGGGCCGACGATGGGCGACCTCGGCGGCGCCTCCCGCCTCGACGGCACCGGCACCTACGCCGCCACCCTCCGCCTCATCCGCAGATTCTGAGGAGACCGTCATGCCCACCAGTGATGTCGAGGGCAAGGACTGGTCCCTCGAACGGTTCAAGCGCCACCAGCCGAAGACGGTGTGCGACGTCGGTCCCGGCGAAGGGACCTACGCCAAGCTTTTCCGGCCCGCCCATCACGGCGTGTGGTGGACCTGCATCGAGGTGTTCAAACCGTACATCCGGCGCTACGGGCTCAAGAACACGGCCAAGCGCAAGGACATGTACGACGAGGTCCACAACCTCGACGCGCGCGAAGCCCCAGACCACCTGTTCCACCGGGACCTCGTCATCTTCGGCGACGTCCTGGAACACATGGCCCGCGGAGACGCCATCGACCTGCTGCGCAAGGCGGAGGCGGCCGGGGCGTGGAACATCCTCGTCTCACTGCCGATCGTTCCCTCGGAGCAGGGCGAGGTCGACGGCAACCCGCACGAAGCCCACCTCCACCAGTGGGACCCCGACGACATGGACTCCGTACTCGCCGAACTCGGCGGACGGGTCGAGGCCATGCGCGGGTCCACGCTCGGCTGCTGGTGGTGGAGCCGACGGCCCTGACCCCTACGACACGGAAGGTCCGCGCCATGAACAACTACCTGATCCGTTACGACGACGGCACGTCCCAGAACATGCAGGCCGCGTCTGTGGAGTACATCTACGACGAGTCCGTGTTCCGCTTCCTGGACGACGGCGGGAAGGTCATCGCCTGGGTGCCCAGCCTCAACGTCCACTGCGTCACGGACAGCAAGGCCACGGCACAGAAGCCATGAGCGGCGGCTGGAAGGGCAGCGACCGCAAGGCTCGGCTCCCGTCCGGCTGGGACAAGATCCGCGCCCGCATCCTCGCCCGCGACCCCGTCTGCGTCCTCTGCGGCGTCCGCCCCTCCCGGTTCTGCGACCACATCGAAGCCAAGACCGACCGGCACGGGGACGCGGATCTCCAGGGAGTTTGTGGGCCCTGCCACGACCGCAAGAGCAGCGCCGAGGGTCATGCCGCCCAGCGCGCGAACCCCAGGCCTGGACGTCGACGGCCGCCGGAAGACCACCCCGGGCTGAGGTGAAGATGCCGGCCTACCTCATCACCCACCCCCGCGATCAAAAGCGGGACGACCTCCTCATCGAAGACCCCGCCCTCACCCTCCGCTTCGAAGCCGGATGGGCCATCCTCTCCGACGACCACGGTGCATGCCTCGCCATCCCCAGCGGGCAAGGAGCATCCATCCAGCGGGTAGACGTACAGGAGCCCGCGCCGCAAGAGGAGTGATCCACTGTGGCAAGGAGCAAGGGCGGCAACGCCGCCACACTGAAGCGCTACTGGGGTCAAGGCCGAGGCGCGGCAAGAATCAGGTGGGGCTCACCCGGCGACTACACCAGGTGCACGAAGCAGTTGCACAAGTACCTCGGCGCCCGGGCCAAAGGCTACTGCGCCCGACTCCACCGCGAACGAACCGGCGTCTGGCCCGGCGACCGGCGCAATGCGGGCCGGCCTCGCTGAGGAACCGCCCGCTGTCAGTGGCAGTTGGGAAGATAGAACCCCGGCGAGTGCTACCCACACTCCCGGGGCTATGGCCGACCCTGAGACGACAGGACCGACATGACCCAGGCTACGCGCGCCTGCCCTTACTGCAACGATCCCATGACCAACTCGAGGCGCAAGCAGTGCGGGAAGCCCGACTGTAAGCGGGCCTTCAACGCCGAGCGCATGCGCAAGTGGCAGCGTGAGTACCAGGCTGAGCATGGCCAGTGGTACACGAGCCACAAGCACGGTGAGGCCCAGCGTGCGTACCACAGGCAGAAGCGCGAGGAGCAAGGCCACTGGAGGAAGCTCTACCCAGCTGCCGCAGCGGCCTACGATGCTCGCCGACGGATGAGGGTCGAGCAGGCGAGTCAGGGTGAGCCCGTCGTGCCGGCCGAGGTGCATGCCAGGGACGGATGGACATGCCGACTGTGCGGTGGACCCATCGACCCTGAGGTCGCATGGCCAGACCCAATGAGTGCATCAGTGGATCACATCGTTCCGCTCGCGCTTGGCGGGGCACATGCCATGGCCAACGTTCAGAGCGCTCACCTGAGCTGCAATAGCCGAAAGCGCGACAAGATCATTGATCAAGTCAAGCCGATCAAACTCCCATGATCACCTGGGGGAATATCCCCCCTATCATGATCTTTCCGGATCGGCCCCGTATAGCACCTGACTTTCTGTACGGGTTCCCAAGGCCGGGGCCCGCGCTTACGCGCCGTGACCGGTAGCCCTGGAGGCGGCCGGCGCGGGCGTCTCTCAACCCGCCCCGCGCCCTGGTGGCGCGACTCGACCCTGGAGGTCTTTATGGGCGCTACCGGACCCATCCCGAAGAGGAGCGAGGAACGGCGTCGCCGGAACAAGGATGACGGGCCTGAGCTGGTACAGGCTGCGGCTGGCGCACCGCCGGAGCTCCCCGAACTGCCGGACCCGGATCCGCTGTGGCATCCGATCGCCACCGACTGGTACCTGTCTCTGCAGGAGTCCGGGCAGGCCGTCTTCTACGAGCCTTCCGACTGGGCGATGGCCCGGTACGCGGCGGAGCTGATGTCCCGCGGTCTGTCGTCGGACCGGCCGCCGAACGGTCAGTACGTCTCGGCGCTCGACAGCGTGATGGCCCGCCTGCTCACCACTGAGGGGGATCGGCGCCGGGCGCGGATCGAGCTGGAGCGAAAGCCGGCCGGTCCGCAGTTGGCGTCGGTGAAGCCGCTGGACGCTTACCGTGACCTCGCTGGTGGCTGACGAAGCCGTCCCGGAGGTCGTCGAGCCGTTCACGATCGGGCCGACGTGGAAGCGTGGCCCGGACGGGCGCTTCCTGCTGCCGGAGTTCACACTGGGCTGGCATGCGCTGGCGTGGACGGCGACGTATCTGCAGCACTACGTCGGTGCGCCGTGGCGGTACACCGCTGAGCAGGCGCGGCTGACGTTGTGGTGGTATGCGTTGGATCCGGTGACGAACCGGTTCCTGTGGCGGGACGGCGTGATTCAGCGGCTGAAGGGCTGGGGCAAGGACCCGCTGATCGCGACGTGGTCGGCGTTCGAGTTCGTGGGACCGTGCCGGTTCGGCGGAGTCGCCGACGAGGACAACGAGTGGGGCGTGCCGGCCGGGCAGCCGCTCGGTGTGCAGCATCCGGCGGCGTGGGTGCAGATCGCGGCGGTGTCGCAGGATCAGACGCGGAACACGATGACGCTGTTCCCGTCGATCCTGTCGAAGCGGGCGATCGAGGAGTACCGCATCGACCTCGGCAAGGAGATCATCTACGCCGACAAGGGGCGAGCCCGTATCGAGGCCGTCACCAGCTCGCCTCGGGCGCTGGAGGGCGGCCGGCCGACGTTCGTGTCGCTCGGGGAGACGCATCACTGGGTGGAGGCGAACCAGGGCCACGAGATGGCCGCAGTGATCGAGCGCAACGCCACCAAGTCGGCGGACGGGCAGGCGCGGACGCTGGCGAACACGAACGCCTACGAGCCCGGCGAGGACAGTGTCGCCGAGCGGACCCGGGAGGCGTTCGAGTCGGCGGAGTCAGGCCGCGCGGTCGACACGGGTCTGTTCTACGACTCGCTGGAGGCTCCGGCTGAGGCGAAACTCACCGAGGCGTGGATCGCCCCGACCCTGCGGGCGGTCCGCGGCGATTCGGTGTGGCTGGACATCGACCGGTTGAAGGCGTCGATCCTCGACGTTCGGAACCCTCCGTCGCGGTCGCGTCGGTTCTGGTTCAACCAGATTGTGGCCGCGGAGGACGCGTTCCTCGCCCCGTATGAGTGGGACGCCTGCAAGCGGGAGGGTGCATGCCTGCAGCAGGGCGACGAGATCGTACTGTTCTTCGACGGCTCCAAGTCGGACGACGCCACGGGCTTGGCCGCTTGCCGCATGTCGGACGGCTTTGTCACGGCGCTCGGGGTGTGGCAGCGGCCGGCGAACTGGCCGTCGGATGTGCCGTGGCGGGTGCCGCGCGAGGAGGTCGACGGCACGGTGGACCAGGTGTTCGCGGACTACCGGCCGATCGCGTTCTTCGCTGACCCGGGCGCCGGCCACGACGACGCGGACGGCGAACGCTACTGGGACGGCTACATCGACGCGTGGGCGCAGCGGTACGGCAAGAAGCTGAAGCTGAAGGCGGTGACGGGCGGCACGAACCGGCATGCGGTGTTGTGGGACATGCGCGACCGGCGCCGTCAGCAGGCGTTCACGGAGGCCGTGGACCGCTTCTACCGGGATGTGCTGGAGCGGCAGGTGGCGCACGACGGGCATCGGGTGCTGCGGCAGCACGTGGCGAACGCGAGGCGCCGCACGAATCAGTGGGGTTACACGATCGGCAAGGAGCATCGTGAGTCGGCTCGGAAGATCGACCTTGCGGTGTGTGCGATCGGGGCGCGGATGCTGCGCCGGATGGTGCTGAACTCGACGGCGTGGTCTAAGCGTGGCCGGCCCGGTAAGGGGAGGGTGGTGGTGCTGCGGTGAGCGTGACCATCCCCGAATTGCCGCTGTTGACGCTGTCGGACGCTGAGGTGCAGCTGCTGACGGCACTGCGGTCGGATCTGCTGAACCAGCGGTTCAAGCTGGAGTTGCTGGACGCGTACTTCAACGGCGAGCAGCTCATCCGGGATCTAGGCATCAGCATTCCGCCGCAGTTGAAGACGCTGCATACGGTGATCGGCTGGCCGCGGATCGGTGTGGAGGCGCTCGAGCAGCGTCTCGACCTGGAGGCGTTCCGCTGGGCCGACGGGGCGGACGCCGCGGAACTGGAAGAGATCGCCGAGTCGAACGACTTGTACGACGAGGCGAGTCTGGCGCATTTGGACGCGCTGACCTACGGCCGCGAGTACGTGTCGGTCGGCTCGGGAGAGGCGGGCGATCCGCCGCTGATCACGTTCGAGTCGCCGCTGGACATGACCCTGTTCTGGGATGCGCGTCTGAGGCTGGCGACGGCTGCTTTGCGGGAGTCGGTTGAAGACGGGGTGCGGATCGTCACCCTGTATCTGCCGGACCAGACGGTGTACGCGGCGGAGGTGGACGGCGGCTGGGACGTCTTCGACCGTGACATCCACAATCTCGGCGTGGTGCCGGTGCTACGGATGGCGAACCGGCAGCGCACCGCGGACCGTATCGGGAAGTCTGAGATCACACCCGAGGTCATGTCCATCACCGATGCGGCCTGTCGGCGACTGATGGGCATTGAGGTGGCGGCCGAGTTTTTCGGCGCTCCGCAGCGGTACATCCTCGGCGCCTCCGAGTCCGCGTTCCAGGACGCGGAGGGCAACGCCAAGAGCGCGTGGGAGACGTACATCGGCCGCGTGCTGGCGTTGGAGCGCGACGAGGACGGCCAGGTGCCGACCGTAGGCGCGTTCACGGCGCACGACCCGTCCGGGCAGACGCGCATCATCGACCTGTATGCGCGGATCATGTCATCGCAGCTGTCGGTCCCGCCGCACATGCTCGGCTACACCAGCGACAACCCGGCGAGCGCCGACGCCATCCGCTCCGCCGAGGGCGCGCTGGTGAAGAAAGCCGAGCGCAGGATCCGACGCTTCTCGGCGACGCACCGGGACGCGATGCGGCTGGCCCTGTGGTTCCGCGATGGCGAGCCGCCCCCGAAGGAACGTCGCATCGAATGCGTGTGGCGGAACCCGGCGACGCCGACGATCGCCGCGCAGACCGATGCCGCGGTGAAGCTGGCCCAGGCCGGGATCATCCCGAAGGACTCGGATGTCCTACTGGAGATGGCCGGTCTCACGGAGGAACAGCGGCGCCGCGTCGCCGCCGACCGGCGCCGCAGCGCGGGCGCCGCGGCTGGCGGGCAGCTCATGGACCGCCTGGCCGCTCTGAGTGAAGTGCAGGAGCTGCCGCCGACGGCGGAGGTGACCGGTGGCGACGACGGTCTCGGACAGCAGTGACGACGCCGCCCGTTACCGGGCCGCGCAGATTGGTCTGACCCGGCTGCTGGTTCGGGACGTGCGCGGTCTGCGCCGGCTGATCCTGCCGCAGCGGCTGCGGGCGTCGGTGCCGGACTGGCTGGCGGCGATGAACGCGGTCGTCGAGCAGTACTCACGGGTGTCGGCCGCTCTGGCGGCGGACTTCTACGACGCGCAGCGCGAGGCTGCTGGCGTGCTGGACCCGTTCACGGTGCCGCTGGCGGACCCGCCTGACTCGGAGCAGACAGAGGCGTCGCTGCGGTGGGCGGCTAAGGACTTGTGGCCGCGAGAGCCGGAGGAGGCGACACTGGCCCAGCGGCAGCCGATGGATGTCCGCCTGGACCAGGCGGAGAAGAAGGCCGAGCAGGTCGCCCAGAAGCTGGTGGCGGATACGGGCCGCGGCACTGTCCGGGAGGCGGTGCGGCAGGACCGGCAGGCCACCGCGTGGGCACGGGCGGCGGCACGCGGGGCGTGCGCCTTCTGCAAGATGCTCGCCGCCCGCGGCGCGGTGTACGAGCAGGACACAGCGGATTTCCGGGCTCACGACGGCTGCCATTGCGGCGTGGTCCCGGTGTTCAAGGGGCAGCGGTTCGAGCTGTCCCCGCATGCCCGTGAGTGGGAGCGCATCTACCGCGAGTACGCGCAGGGCCACTCTGGCGATCAGCTCCGCCTGTTCAGGCGGGCGCTCGCCGAGCACGACAGCAACCCGCTGCCGGCTGCTCACTGACCTACCCCTACGGCCGTCCTGGCGGCGGCCTTTCTCAGCCCCTGGAGGGCGACTTCACCATGCCCGAGAACGAGGAGACGACCGAGCAGGTCGCGACGGAGCCGCAGCAGCCGGAGGCCGCCCCGGAGGCGGAGCAGGCGAAGACGGATCCGTGGGCGGACCCGGAGGCTGCGCGCAAGGAGATCGAGAAGCTGCGCCGGGAGGCGGCCAAGTACCGCACGAAGGCCGGCGAGCTCGAGCCTCTCGCCAAGAAGGCGAAGGAGCTGGAGGACGCGCAGAAGTCGGAGCAGGAGCGGCTCACCGAGCAGCTCCGTGTGGCGGAGGACCGGGCCAAGGTGGTGCAGCAGCGTGCTGTGCGCGCGGAGGTTCGGGCTTTGGCGGCGGCTGAGTTTGCCGACCCGGACGACGCGCACGCCTTCCTGAGCCTTGACGACTTCGTCGGGGACGACGGCGACATCGACACCGACGGCATCCGCAAGGAGCTCGGCGCGCTGCTGAAGCGCAAGCCGCACTTGGCGAAGCCGGTCGACAACTCGCCTCGCTCACCGCGCCCGGACCGCACGCAGGGCTCCTCGGGCAACGGCAACCGTTCATCTTCTGATCCCGGCGCGATTTTCGCCGGGATCATGGACCAGGCCCTGAAGGGCCGTTGAGAGGAAGCCCTCCATGGCAACCAACCCGATCAAGCTGTCGGACGTCGACGCGACGTTCCTCCCCCCGACCCTCACGGGTCCCATCTTCGAGAAGTCCGTCGAGCAGTCCGCAGTCATGTCGCTGGCCCGCCGGGTGCCGCTCTCCATGAGCGCCAACACCGCGGTCCCGGTGCCGCTGGACGTGCCGACCGCGGACTGGGTCGAGCAGGCCGGCCGTAAGCCGCTGGGCACCGGCGGCGTCGACATCAAGCAGATGACCGGCAAGAAGATCGCCGTCCTCATCCCGGTGGCGATGGAGGTCGTGCAGTCCAACGCGGCGGGTCTGTGGACGCAGCTGCAGAGCGACCTGCCGACCGCCTTCTCCAGGGCGTTCGACCGGGCTGCGATCCACGGCAAGACGATGAAGGGCGCGACGGGCCCCTTCGCGGACTACCTCACGCAGACCACGAAGGCCGTGTCGCTGGGCACCACCACGCAGGCGAACGGCGGCATCTGGGGCGACTTCGTCTCGGGCATGGGCGAGATCGTCGACGACGACTGGGACTACACCGGCACGGTCGCCGACCACCGTCTGAAGACGCGCCTGCTCGGGGCGACGGACACGACGGGCCGTCCGATCCTCGTCGACACCACGCAGCCGGGTACGGGCGCGGCGCTGGCGGGCACCCTGGTGGGCGAGCCGATCGCCTACTCCCGCAGCGTGTCGGGCAAGCTGCGCCGCCAGTCGGGCACCGTCGACTCGGGCCTGCGGGCGATCGGCGGCGACTGGTCCCAGACGGCCTACGGCGTCGGCATGGACATCACCGTGCGGATCTCGCGCGAGGCGACGTACATCGACGAGGACGGCGGCGTCCACTCCGCGTTCCAGGAGAACCTGGTGCTTCTCCTGGCGGAGGCGTACTACGGCTTCGTTCTGGGCGACGCCGAGGCTTTCGTCAAGTTCACCGGCACGCCGTCGGGGTCCTGATGGGGGCGGTCCCGGCTTCCGCGCCGGGCGGGACCGCGCTCAGGATCGTGGCCCGCGTCCATCTCATGCCGCCGCAGCACAATGCGGGCGCCGAGCACATGCTCGTGTCGATGCTGCGGCCGTTGGTGGAGCGCGGGCACGACGTTCAGGTGTGGCTGTCCCGGTACGGCAGGGCCACCGAGCCCTACGACTACCGCGGCATCCAGGTGGTGCCGCTGGAGTCCCGCCTGGACTTCCCGACGGCCGTGCGCCGGGCGGATGTCCTGGTCTCGCATCTGGAGTGCGTGCCGTCGACGACAGCGCTGGCACGCGGGTACGGGAAGCCGGTGGTGGTGCTGTGTCACAACACGCACCGGCCGACGTTCCGCGACATGGCGTCCGGCGGGACCGCGCTGGCGGTCTACAACAGCCAGTGGATGGAGCGGGAGGCGGAGCTGTTTTTCGCCGAATATCCGAAGGCCGTCCGTCCCGCGTCGTCGCTGGTCGTGCGGCCTCCAGTGTTCGCCGACGAGTACGCGACGCGGCCCGGCAAGGCCATCACGTTGATCAACTGCAACGAGGCCAAGGGCGGAAAGGTCTTCGCCGCGCTGGCCCGGCGCATGCCGGACCAGCAGTTCCTCGCGGTGAAGGGCGCCTATGGGGAACAGATCCTCCCGGATCTGCCGAACGTCGAGGTCGTCGAGCATGTGGACGGCGCCGATATGCGAGAGACGGTGTACGGCCGCACGAAGGTGCTGCTGATGCCGTCCTCGTATGAGTCGTGGGGTCGTGCCGCCGTCGAGGCGCTCGCCTCGGGCATCCCGGTGGTGGCTCACCCGACGCCGGGCTTGTGTGAGTCGTTGGGCGAGGCCGGCGTGTTCGTCGACCGTAGCGACGTCGACGGGTACGAGGCGGTACTGCGGAAGCTGCTGACGCCGGCGGAACATCGGCTGGCGTCGAAGCGGGCCCGGGCGCGGTCCGCCGAGCTGGATCCGACTGCCGACCTGGCCGCCTGGTGCGGCGCAGTGGAGGCCCTGGCCTAGGAGGCGACCATGGCGTTCGTGGCACCGACGGCCGAACAGCTGGGCCTTTACCTGGATCTACCGGAGATCAACGGGGACCGGGCAGACCTCCTCATTGCGCAGGCGATCGCGCTGTGCGAGACGGTGGTGAAGCCGCTGCCGGACCAGGCCACTGCGGTGGTCCTGTCGGCTGCCGGCCGCGCCTACGTCAACCCGCAGGCTGTGTCCTACGAGACGATCGGCCCCATGTCGGTGCAGCGCCCTCAGGGCTCCGGCGGCCTGTACTTGACGAAGGCCGACAAGAGCGCGCTGAAGTCGCTGGCGGGCCGCGGGGGCGCCTTCACGGTGGACCCGACCCCGGCGGACGCCGATCCGTCACCGACCTATCCGGTCGACGACGGTTACGGGCCACCGCTGGAGTACGAGCCGGGCTGGGGGTGGGTGTAGGTGCCCGCCCCGTATCCGTTCGGGGAGACGGTGCGGATCCTGCGCACCGGCCCCTCGCCCGGGCGGGATCCGCGCGGACAGCCGCTGCCCGGTCCGGATGAGTCATTCGACGTCCTCGGCTGCGTCGTCACCCCCAGGGAACAGGCCCCGACCGCGGGCGGCTCGGAGCAACAGGGCCGGGATACGGTCATCGTCGGCTGGACGGTGTACGCCCCGGCCGGCACGGTCATCCGCACCACGGACAAGGCCCGCATCCGCGGCGTCGTCTGCGAGATCACGGGCGAGTCCGGCGACTGGGGTCGCAACCCCTTTACCGGGATTCGCGGGCCGGTGCAGTTCGCTGCCGACCGGGTGACCGGCTAGCCACGGGCCTGCTCGACGGCGGCGATCAGCTTCTGCGCGGCGTCGTTGCTCTTACGCGGGATGGACAGGCTGTACGGGTCCTCATATGGGGGCCGGCCGCCGCCGAAGGAGCCGGTCGGCTTCTCCGGAGCGGGCTGGCTGTCCGGCATGAGGAACTGCACGTATCCGTGGAAGAGACGGTTGCCGGGCTTGTAGCGGCTGCCGGTGACGTCCGCGGCCCGGATCCTGACCGGCGCGGGCTTCGGCCCGACGGGCGTCTTTGTGATGGTGATCCATTCACCGTCGAAGCTGATGCATCCGAGCACGCCTTTGACGTCCATACGCCCCCCTGCTGAGTCGTGAGGAGTCGAGGGTATGGCAGCGCGGTTCAAGATGAAGCGGAAAGGCGTGGGGCAGCTGCTGCGGTCGGAGATGATCCGCGGGGACATGGTGCGGCGCGCGGAGAACATCAAGTCGACGGCGGTTGCGATCTCACCGGTCGGCAGTACCCGCGATACGCATCCGGGCCAGTACAAGGGTGCGTGGGAGGTGTCGTCCACGAAGCGCGGCGGTCGCCGCCGTGACCGTGCGGTGGCCTACGTGCGGAACCCGACGTACTACGCCCGCTGGGTGGAGTACGGCACCGAGCGCGTCCCCGCCCACCACGTGCTGCTGCGGGCTGCGGCATCGGGCGGAGACTGATGGCCGCCGTCGGCTCCGTAGACGTCGAGCTGGAGGTCATGGTCGCCCTGCGCGCGTTCCTCGGGGACGACGCCGTGGTGCGGGACGAGCTGGACAACCAGCTGACCGAGGAACTGCCCACGGTGCAGGTGCAGGTGGCGGGTGGCGACGACGACGGCATCCGGCTGGACCGGGCGTTCGTCGACATCGACGTCTACCACTCCACCCGCGCGGACGCGATCGCTCTGGCGGCCCGCATCCACGGCTGGATTCTCACCCAACTGCGGGGCTCCACCACCGAGAACGCGGTGATCGGCCGCACAGGCACGATCTCCCGGCCCGCCATTCGGCCCTACGAGAACACCGCCCTCCGCCGTGTAGGCGCCACCTACGCGATCTACAGTCACCCGGTCTCCTGACCGGCTGGGCCCGCGCCGGACCCTGTAATCCGACCCCGCCTGCTGCGGGGTCTTCGCATGTCTGGAGACCCTTCATGGTTTCGATCACCCGCGCGGCGGACCTTCTGGAAGTCGGCGCGAACGGCGGAGGCTGGGTTGCCCCGCTGGGCACGACGTCTCCCGCCGACCCGGCCATCCAGCCGGTGTCACCGTGGCTGCCTCTGGGAGCCATCAGCGACGACGGCCTGGTGCAGGGCTTCGAGGAGGACACGCAGTCCTTCACGCCGTGGGGCTACACCGCCCCGATCCGCACCACCATCACCTCGAGCCTGAGGACGTTCGGACTGACGGTGTGGGAAACCGGCCGCACCACCGTGCAGTCGCTGCAGTACCGCATCGCATCCGCGGACCTCACCCCGGCGTCGGGACTGACGTCGTTCGCGGAGACCGCCAGCCCCACCCCGGACCGGCGCGCGTTCTGGTTCGTCGTCCTCGACGGCGACAACTTCCAGCGCGGCTTCTACGTCCCCGAGGGGGAGATCACCGAACGCTCCGACGTCACGCACAAGCAGGACGAGATCGCGGGCTTCGAGTGGACGATCACCGCCTACCCCGACGCCAGCGGCAACACGGTCTACCACTTCGACCGCGTCCCCGAGACCGAGGCGTACACGGGGTCCTGAGCTGGTGGACGGGCCGTCACCCTGGCGCGGGCCCGGCCCGTCCACCTCCTAATCACTTCCTAACAGAGCCCGCGCCCCGCACAGAAGGAGGCCCGCGCCATGCCCGCCACCAAGGACCAGATCGAAGCCGCCCGCGCCCAGGAGGCCGAGGCCGAGGAGCAGGAATACGTCACCGTGCCGCTCGCCGGACACGACGGCGTCACCAAGGACGTCCGCTGCATGCCCGCCGGACGGTGGCGTGCCTCGACGATCCGCGCCCTCAACTCCGGCGAGGTCGACACGTTCATGGAGATCAACCTCCACCCGGACGACTACGAGATCTACGAGGAGCTCGACCCGACCATGGACGGCTTCGGCAAGTTCGTCGCCGACGCCAGCCGGATCAGCGGTGAGGCCCTGGGGAAATCCAGTGGACCTTCGCGGTCCTCACGCAGCACGCGGAAGCGGTAGAGGCCGATCTCCTCGACAAGGGCATCGACGTCCTCGACGTCTACCGCGGGCGCATGTCGTGGCGGCGCCTGCGGATCCTGATCCAGCACCTGCCGCCCGAGTCGGCCACGTGGACCGCGCTGCGTAACTCCATGGACCCCGACGAGCTCGCCGCCCAGGCGGACAAGGGTGAGCCCGAGAAGGCCCGCTGGTCTCAGCTGGAGCAGCTCGTCGCGGTCGTCGCGGATCGGGTGGCACACCTGGAGTGGGCGCTGTGGACCGTGAACATTCAGCAGAAGAGCAAGCGCCCGGATCCGCCTGAGCCGATTCGCCGGCCCGGCGCCCGCCCGCGCAAGGCCAAAGCCAAGTTGAACGAGAACAGCGCCGATCGGCTGTTCCAGCTCATTCAGGGGGGCGCCGAGTAGCGCCACGGAGGAGGTGCCGTGGCCGCGATCAGCGTTGGTTCCGTCGAGGTCGATGTCGTCCCCAACACGCGCGGGATTCGAGCGCAGCTCCAGGCCAGCCTGGTCCCCGCCGCGAACCAGGTTGGTGACGAGATCGGCCGCATCATCGGCCGGCACGTCTCCACCCAGATCGCCCAGGCTGTCCGCAGTGGCGTGACGGCCGGCGGGCGCACGGCGACCCCGCAGGCTGCCCGGTCGGGCGAGCAGGCGGGCGGCGCGTTCGGGCGGACGTTCCGCTCACGGGTGCAGGCGGCGATGCAGAACCTGCCGCGCGCGGACGTCCGCATCGACGAGACCGGCTTCAACGCGGACATGGCCCGCCTGCGGGCCCGGCTGGAGACGCTGTCGAACAAGCGGATTGGCGTCGACGTCGATGCCGGGACAGCGCTGGCCGAGGTGGAGCGGCTACAGGAGCAGCTGCGGCGCCTCGGAGCGGAACACCCCGACGTCAACGTGCGCGTCGACACCGGGCAGGCCATCGCTGAACTCGAAGCCCTGCGCGCGGAGATCAACCGCCTCGACGGGCGCACCGCCAATGTCGACGTCGACACCCGGTCGGCGGCGGCGAACCTGCGACTGCTGTCGACGGCCGCGATCACGTTCGGTCCGGCGATCATCCCGGCGCTGCCGGTGGTGGCGGCCGGCCTGGGCGCGGTCGCCGCGGCTGCCACCGCGGCAGCCGTGGGCATCGGGTCTCTCGCCCTCGTCGCCGTGCCCGCGTTCGTGCAGATGGGCAAGGTCATGCAGGCTCAGAAGGCCGCACAGGACGCTGCCACGAACGCCACGCTGAAGGGCGGGCAGGCGGCATCCCAGGGCGCGTCGCGGGCGCTGCAGATGGCGTCGGCGCAGCAGTCCCTGGCGTCCGCACACCGGACTGCTGCCCGGCAGATCCGGCAGGCGGAGCAGAGTGTGGCGGAGGCGGTGCGGTCCGCTTCGGAGGCGAACCAGCGGGCGAAGGAGCAGGTCGCCGAGGCGGTGCGGCAGGCCGCGGAACGGCAGCGGCAGGCCGCCGAGCAGGTGCGCAGCGCCGAGGAGTCCCTCGCGGATGCCCAGCGGTCGGCGCGGCAGGCACAGCAGGACCTGACGCAGGCCCGTCGAGATGCCGCTCAGGAGCTGGCGGAACTCGAAACCCGTCTCACCAACGCGCAGCTGTCCGAGCGGGACGCTGTGCTGTCCGTCGAGGAGGCGCGGAACCGGCTGCGCGCGGTGCAGGCGTCCGGGTCGCGGGCGTCTCTGCTGGAGCAGCAGCGTGCCCAGCTCGCTTACGACCAGGCCGTCCAGCGGCTGCAGGAGCAGCAGGCCGAGACGAAGAGCCTGACCTCGCAGAAGAAGGCCGCCGACAAGGCGGGCATCGAGGGCTCCAAAACGGTCCAGGACGCACAGGAACGCCTACGGAAGGCCGACGAGGCGGTCACTGACCAGCAGCGCGAGCTTGCCCGGGCGCGCCAGGATGCCGCCCGTCAGCAGGTCGAAGCGCAGGAGGCTGTGGCTGAGGCTCAGCGGAACGTCGCCCGCACGCAGGAAGACGGCGCCCGGTCGGTGGCCCGCGCGCAGGAGCAACTGGCGGAAGCCCAGCAGTCAGCGGCCGACTCGATCGCATCCGCCCAGCGTCAGATCGCCTCCGCGTCGCTTTCAGCGGCCGGGGGCGTCGATCAGGCTGCTATCGCGCAGGCCAAGTACAAGCAGGAGCTGGCCAAACTCACCCCTGCGGCACGGGAGACGTTCGACGCGTTCCTCAGCCTCAAGGGCGCGTTCGGCCAGTGGTCCCGATCGCTGCAGCCTGCGGTGATGCCCATCTTCACCCGGGCACTGAACGGACTGAAGAACTCCCTGCCGGGGCTGACGCCGTTCGTGCTGGAGGCCGCGGACGCCATCAGCGGCCTGCAGGACAGGGCATCCCGCGGCTTCAAGTCGCCTTGGTGGAAAGAGTTCAAGCAGGACCTCGCGGGTTCCATCAAGCCCGCCATCACCGGACTCGGCATCGCTTTCGGGAACACCTTCAAGGGCATGGCCGGCGTGATGCAGGCCTTCTTCCCTCACATGGACTCCATCTCCCAGCGGATGCAGGACATCACCGGAAGGTTCGCGAACTGGGGTACCAGCCTGAAGGGAAGTCCGGAGTTCGAGCGGTTCCTCGACTACTCGAGCGAGATGGGGCCGGTCCTCGCCGACACGTTCGGCAAGATCGGCACCGCGTTGGTGGACATCGGTCAGGGCCTGAAGCCCGTATCGAAGCCGCTGCTCCAATTGCTTGGTGGGATGGCCTCGGGTGTCAGTTCGCTCGCTACACACGTGCCAGAGCTGGTTATCGGCCTGTGGGGGCTGCTGGTCGTGACCCGACTGTGGCGTCTCGCACTGGTACTGACCACCGGTGCCATGGCCGTCTTCAACGCCATCAGCATGGCCGGCCCGTGGGGCTGGATCGCCCTCGCCATCGCAGGCGTCGTGCTGGCGGTCCTCTACCTGTACCGGCGCTTCTCCTGGTTCCGCGACGCCGTCCAGGCGGTCTGGAACGCCATCAAGGCCGGGGCCATGTGGCTGTGGAACAACGCCCTGAAGCCTGCCTTCGACGGCATCGTGGCCGCACTGAAAAAGGTGGGTTCCTGGGCCACCTGGTTGTGGCAGAACGCCATCAAGCCGGCGTGGGACGCGATCGTACTCGCCGGGAAGATCCTGCTCACCGCGCTGGTCACCATCGTCCTTCTGCCGATCATTGCAGCGATCAAGCTGGTCGGCTGGGTGGCCAAATGGCTGTGGAGCAATGCGCTCAAGCCCGCGTTCGACGCGATCGCCGCTGCGGCCATGTGGCTGTGGAACAACGCCTTCAAGCCTGCCTTCCAGTGGATCGGCGACAAGGCGAAGTGGCTGTGGAACAACGCGATCAAACCGGCATGGGCAGGCATCCAGGCCGGCGCCAAGTGGATGTGGGAGAAGGTCATCCGGCCGATCTTCCGCTCGTTCATGGACGGGCTGAAGACGCTCGGCGGCTGGGCGAAGTGGCTCTACAAGGAGGCCATCAAGCCGGCCTGGGACGGCATCGTCGCCGCAGGCAAATGGGCATGGGAGAAGGGCATCAAGCCCATCTTCGACGGATGGAAGAAGATCATCCGAGGACTGGGAGGCGTCTTCGAGGACGCCGTCGGGGCGATCAAAACCCAGTGGGACAAACTGAAGGGCGTCGCCAAGAGGCCCGTCAACTTCGTCGTCGACACCGTCTACAACAAGGGCATCGTCGCCGTCTGGAACAAGGTCGCGTCCGCGTTCGGCGCCCCGAAGCTGAAGGAATTCCAGTTCGCCAGCGGCGGCATCATGCCCGGCTACACGCCCGGCCGGGACGTCCACAGGTTCGTGTCCCCGACCGGCGGGCGGCTCGAGCTCAGCGGTGGCGAGGCCATCATGCGGCCCGAGTTCACCCGCGCGGTCGGCGCCGGGTTTGTCGGCACGATGAACTCGATCGCCAGGTCGCATGGCGCCCAGGGTGTGAAGGCTGCCCTCGCTCCGATGCTCGGCGGAAATCCGCCGACGCCCACCGACACGTCCCTCCGCTACGCAGGCGGCGGCATCTACCCGGTGCAGCGGTTCGCGGACGGCGGGATCTTCGGCTGGATCAAGGACCGGGCATCCGACGCCGTGGGCGCTGGGTCAGCTGCCTGGAACAAGATCAAGGAGGGTGCCTCCTGGCTGGGCGACACGCTGGAAGCCTCCGCGCGAGCCGGTGTGAAGAACGTCGTCAACCCACTGCTGCGGAACTTCCCAGGCATGGACACCGGCTTCGGCCGGATGATCCGCCGCATCCCGACGAGGATCATCGACACCCTGTTCGGCTACTCGAAGGAGGCCGACAAGCGGGGCGCCGGCGGCATCGGCGGACCACGCATCGCCGCCGCACTGAAGTGGGCCAAGACCCAGGCCGGCAAGCCCTACCAGTGGGCAGGAAACGGCAACCCCAGCTGGGACTGCTCCGGCTTCATGTCCGCCATCGAGTCCGTCATCCGAGGTCAGAAGCCACACAGGCGCTGGGCGACGATGGCGTTCTCCGGCCGGACGGGCCCGCCTGGCTGGGTGAAGAACGGCAACTCTGCATTCAGGATCGGTATCACGAATGCGGGCGTCGGACACACCGCGGGCACCCTCGGCAAGACGAACGTCGAGTCCCGCGGCGGTGACGGTGTGGTCGTCGGCTCCCGGGCCCGCGGCTACAAGGACTCGCTGTTCACGGACTGGTACGGGTTCATGCCCGGCAAGTACGACAACGGCGGCATGCTCCAGCCCGGCTTCAACCTCGCCTACAACGGGACGGGGAGGCCGGAGCCCGTGCTGACCGGCAGCCAGTTCAACGCGCTCGCCCGCGGCAGCCAGCAGTTGGGCGACCTGCAGGTGAACGTGTACGTCGGCGATCAGCAGATCACCGACATCGCGCGCGCCGAGGTCCGCACAGCGCAGGGCGAGCTCATCCAGGTACTCAACGCGGTGTGAGGAGGCGTCTGTGGCGATCCCCGGGAATCTCCTCTCTCCGACGACGGAGACCATCGACCCGAACACGTCGGGCTGGACGAGCAAGCTCAACTGCACGCTGGCGAAAGGGACGGGCGGCCGGACGGGTGGGGGTGGCTGCCTGGCCGTGCGGTCGGTGGCGGCGGGGGAGATGCAGGCCCGCACCGTCTCCTCGTACCCGGTCACTGCCGGCACCGTCTACTACTGCTTCGCGGATGCGGCGGGGTCGGTGCCGGAGCGGATCGGTATCCGCTGGCTGTCGGCCACGGGCACCGAAGTGTCCATCACGTGGTCGCTGACGACGATGGCGGCCTCGTCGTCGTGGCATCGCGTGTCGGTGGCGGGTGCGTCCCCGGCGGGTGCGACGCAGGCACAGGTGCTGCTGTCGTCCACCGAGACCGCAGCGTCCGTCTCCCACTTCTGGGAGAACGTCTACCTCGGGCCGCCGATCCACACGACCGGCAACCTGCTGCCCTTCAACACGGAGTCCAGCGAGATCGACGCCTCTGGGTGGGCTCCGGTCGTCAACGCGACCATCACCCGTCAGGTGCCGGTGGTCTCGTGGTCAGTCACCAACTACACGGCTGGCGGGCAGACCCTCGCGATGGTCGCCACCGCGGCAGGCAACGCGAGCATTTTGGCGGTTGACCGGCCCACTGTCACACCGGGCCAGGAGTACCTCGCCTACGCCTACCTGCAGCCTCCAGTGCTCACCGCGCAGGCGTGGGTGGAGCTCCGCTACTACGACGCGAACGGCAACCAGATCCAAGCCACTCGCAGCACGCTGGCGCCGCCGACACCGGGCACGGGCATGTACCGGCAGCGGGTTTCTGCTGTGGCCCCGGCAAACGCCGCGACATGCTCTCTCGCCGCCGGCCTGGACGGGGCGTCGGCAGGGCAGGTGCTGCGGCTGGAAACGGTGGCGATCGGTGCCGCGCCTGCGCTGCAGGCGGGCAGCGTGCTCCCGTATGCCGACGCATCGTTCGAACAGGGGACGGCGGGCTGGTCGGTGGCGTCCGGGGTGGCGACGATCGCCCGCACCACGCCGTGGGGCGCATCCTCCTGGAACGGCTCCTACGCGCTCGCCGTCACCAGCACCACCGCCACCGCCTCGGTGATCCGCTCCATGAAGGTCCCGGTGAGGGAGGGCGTCAACTGGCGGGTGCTGGTGCACGCCCATCCGGCGGCTGGCGCGTGGTCGACAGCCCTGGTGCGGGTCCGCTGGTACGACGCCGCGGACACGGATCTGGGCGCCAGCACCGGCATCGCCTTCATCCTGCCCGGCACCAGCTGGTACGCCCTCCAAGCGGACCAGCTGGCGCCCGCGGGGGCGACGCAGGCGGCCATCGAGATCGTGCCCACTGCGTCCGCCGCGGACTCGGTGCTGCACGTCGACTGGGTGGCGCTGTGGGAGGTGCTGCCGCTCACCGCGGCTACCGCGGACTCTGGCGCCGGGTATGCCACGCTGACGCTGCGGGAGCTGCCGCTGGACTACACGGTCACCGTGTACCGGGTCGGCCCGGACGGAGCCCGCACCCTTGTGCGGGGCGAGTCGGGGCTCATCGACCGGCAGACCATCACCTCGGACCTGCTGATCGTCGAGGACCATGAGGCGCCGATGGGCGTGCCCATCTCCTACCACATCGAGATCTACAACCTGGGCGGCGAGCGGTCGACACGGTCCTCGGACACGGTCACTCTCACCCTCGACGACATCAACGAGGCGTGGCTGAAGGACCCCGGGAACCCTCAGCGCAACATGCGGGTGATGGTGCAGTCGGCGCCGGACTGGCAGCGGCCCGTCGAGCAGTCCACGGTCGTGGTCCGCGGGCGCCGCAACAAGGTCGTCTTGTCCGGCAAACGGCAGGGCCTCGAAGGGGACCTCGCCATCTGGACGAGGAGCGACGAGGAACGTCGCGCCCTGCACCTGCTGCTCGACTCCGGGACCACGCTGCTGTGGCAGGCCGCACCGGGGATGGGCGTCGGCGACATGTACGTGTCGGTCGCCCAGGCCACCGAAGCCCGGATCGGACAGTTGGCGCAAGAGGCATGGCGGTCGTGGACGTTGCCGCTCGTCCAGCAGGACATGCCCGTCACCACCGGCATCAACGGCTCCGGCGGCCGTACCTGGCAGGACGTGCTGACGGAGTTCGGCACGGCCGACGATCTGCTGGACGTGTACGCCACCACCGAGGATCTGCTGCTCGACCGCCGGAGGTGATGCATGTATCCGGTGTCGGAGCGGTTCCTGGCGCGGCTCGCCGAGTCGCACACGCCGGTCACGCGCGTGCAGTTGTTCCTCACGGACGGGCGGGTCGTCGACCTCGACCACACGGGCGGCTCGGTGACGGTGGATCGGGGGCAGGCGATCCGCCGTACCTGCACCGTCACCGTCCCCGACCCGGCGCTGATCCCACGCACGCCTACGGACCAGCTCGCTGTGTACGGGGCTCGGCTGCGGATTGCCCGCGGCGTCGAATACGGCGACGGCAGCAGCGAGCTCGTCCCGCTTGGACTGTTCCGGCTGGACAGCGTGGACGGCGACGTCTCCGAAGGCCCGGTCAACCTGCAAGGCAAGGGCCTGGAGGCGGCCGTCGCCGACGACAAGTTCACCTCGCCGTACCGGGCCGTCGGCTCGGTCGTGTCCGCGATCACCGACCTGGTGCGCCGCAGCCTGCCCACTGCTGACGTCATCAGCGAGATCACCGACCAGCCCATCGGCAGCCGCACCTACGACGTCGAGGCGGATCCGTGGGCCGGCTGTCAGGAGATCGCAGCAGCCGCAGGAGCCGAGTGCTACGCGAACGCGGACGGCGTGTTCGTGATCCGCGTGATGCCGGACCTGGCGACGGCCGAGCCGGTGTGGGCGGTGGAGGCGAGCGAGGGTGGTGTGTACATCTCCGGTAACCGGGCCATGAGCAGCGACGGCGTCCACAACGGGGTCCTCGCCCGCGGGGAGAACACCAGCGAGAACGCGCCGCCCGTCTCCTACCTGGCAGTCGACGACGACCCCGGCAGCCCCACCTACTGGGACGGGCCCTACGGACACCGGCCCGCCTTCTACTCGTCGTCGACGCTGACGACGGTGGGCGCCTGCCAGATGGCGGCCGAGCTGAAGCTCAAAGAGGCGAAGGCACCGAACGCCAGCGGAGACATCAGCTCCCTGCCCAACCCGGCGCTCGAGCCCGGGGACGTCATCCGGGTCACTCACCCCGACGGCAGCCGTGAACTTCACCAGATCGCATCGTTCTCCGTGCCGATCGACCTGGGCGGCGACTTCCCGATCTCCACCATCTCGGCGAAGGAGGACTCGTGAAGTCCGGGCACTCGACCAACCGGGACCTCGGGGCCGCACTAAGACGGTCCGCGCAACGGGCCGGCGCACAGACGCCGTCCGTGCGCGGCTCCGACTGGCGGCTCGCCACCGTCACCGCCGTCAACACAGACGGCACCGTCGACGCCGACGGCATCGAGGACATCCGCTGCGCCGAAACCTACGGCCTGCCCGCGGTCGGCGACGTCGTCATCCTCGACCAGAACAGCATGGGCAACTGGCTCTGCCGTGGCCGGACAACTACCGCCTCCGGCTGGACGAACCTCACCCTCGCCGCAGGGATGACGAACCCGGGTCACGGGTGGACCGCCTCTTACCTGCGCGAAGGCCGCCGTATCTGGCTCCGCGGCAGGATCGGCCCCACCTCGGGCACGATCGCCGACGGCACCACCCTCCTCACCCTCCCGGAAGCGATCCGGCCCAGCGCAGCCGCCGCATGGGCTGTGGCCCGGGACTCGACCACCGTGCCCGCGACGATCCGCGTCGAGATCACATCGGGCACCGGCGCGGTGCGCACCTACCAGTCCTCCAACCTGCCGTCCTGGGTCGCCCTCGACGGCATCACGTACACGATCTAGGAGGGCGCGTGCCCACACAGGACGACTACGGGCAGGGCATCGACCTCATCTCGCTGACCGACGCCCCCGACATGGCCAAGGCCATCGCCGACCTCGCGGCCGGCGTGATCCCCCGCTCGATGCTGCGCTTCGCCTCCTCCTCCGAACGCGGCGCCACGCTTACCGGCCCCGAGGCGGGCATGGTCACGTACCTCGAGGACGTGAAGCGCCTCGACGTGTACGACGGCAGTAAGTGGCAGGCCATCGTGTCCGCCACCCTCCCCTGGGCGAACGTCTCCCTCGCCTCCGGCTACAAGGCGTGGGAGGGCGGCACCGTCGGCCCTCGCGTCCGCCGCGAAGGGTCGATCGTCTACCTCGAAGGCCGCCTGCAGCGCACCAGTGGCGCCGACATCGCGGCCAGCGACGGCGTCACCCTCGGCACCGTCCCCACCGCCTACCGGCCCGTCGGCCACTACGCCGAAGGCTTCGTCACCCTCACCAACAGCGGCGCCAACACCCCGGTGGGCCGCATCGAGATCTGGCACACCGACGGCACCATCCGCTACTGGTCCGACAAGGCGACCTCGTTCGTCGGCTTCAGCAGCTGGTGGTTCATCAACTAGACCGCCTACCTCCGCCCAGAAAGGGGGGGACCGTGGCCCTAAAGCTCGTCTCCCGATCCCAGTGGGGCGCCCGCGCCTACCGCACACCGAACGGCGCCACCCCGTACAACCGGCCTCGCCGCGGTGTGAAACTCCACTACCTCGGCACCGCGTACAGCGATCGCGCCCACGACAAGTGCGACGACTACGTCCGGCAGATCCAGGCCCAGCACATGGACGGCAACGGCTGGTCAGACATCGGCTACAGCTTCGTCGTCTGCACCCACGGCTACGTGTACGAGGGCCGCGGCCTGAAGCGCCGCAACAGCGCGAACGGCTCGACCAGCCTGAACGAGCAGGACTACGCGGTGCTCCTCATGGTCGGCTCCTCAGGGCTGGCCAAGCCCACCGACGCCCAGCTCGACGGCGCCCGCGACGCCATCGAGTACTGCCGCCAAAGCGGCCCCGCGGGGGACTGGCTTGGCGGACACCGCGACGGCTACGCCACCGCATGCCCCGGCGACGTCATCTACGCGTGGGTCAAGGCCGGCGCGCCCCGCCCCGCAGCACAGCAGGAGGAGGACCCCATGGCGGGCATCACCAAGCAGGACATCTACAACGCGGTCTGGCGGACGGACCTGGTCGCCGCACCCGACAGCGCCGGCGACCGGGCCACGAACAAGACGTGGCAGCCGGAGTCCTACCTCAAGGACATCGGCAACCGAGTCCGGTCCCTCACCGTCACCGTGGCCGCCCAGTCCGCCGCCATCAATGCGCTCGCGGAGAAGGTCGGCAGCGGCGCCGACACCAAGACCGTCGTCCAGGCCGTCGAGAAGGCCATCGCCGACGCCGTCGTCAAGGTCAGCATCGACGTCAACGGGCCAGACGCCTCGTGACCGCCATCGACTATGACCTGGAGTTCCTGGAGGACGGCCGCCACATCGAGTTGATCTCCATCGGCATGGTCTGCGACGACGGCCGCGAGTACTACGCCGTCAACCGCGACATGCCCGTGCGGAAGATCCGCAAGCACCAGTGGCTGATGAAGAACGTCGTCCCGAGCCTACCCAAGGGGCAGGGGGACCGGCGCAACCACGTGCCGAAGAGCTGGCTGTTCGACTACGCCGACCCGGTCGTGAAGCGGCGCGAGCGCATCGCCGAGGACGTCATGGACTTCATCCGCACAGCCGGACCGGACGTTCAACTGTGGGCGAACTATGGCGCCTACGACCACGTCTGCCTCGCCCAGCTCTGGGGACGCATGATCGACCTCCCCGAGGGCGTCCCCATGTTCACTCACGACATCCAGCAGGAGCGCGCCCGCCTCGGCCTGCGCTGGGACGAACTCCCGCAGCAGGAATCCGGAGAGCACAACGCCCTCGCGGACGCCCGCCACAACCAGACCGTCCGGCGCTGGCTCGCCGAACAGGAAGCGAGAACTCCATGAAGATCTTCGGCAGAGAGCCGGTGACGATCCTCGCGTTCATCGCCGTCGCCCTCAAGCTCAGCTCCGCCCACGGCCTCGATGTCTCCGACGAACTGCAGGCCGCCATCATGGTGTTCCTGTCCTGCGTCGTCGCCGTCGCCGAGGCGTTCATCCTCAAGACCGGCGCAGCCTTCGCCGCCCTCGTCAACCTCGGCCACGCCGCGATCGCCATGTACCTGGCGTTCGGCCTCAACATGAGCGCCGAGCAGCAGGCCAACTGGATGCTCGCCATCGAGGGCCTGGTCGCGCTGTTCATCGTGCGCCCGCAGGTGACCGCCCCCATTGCCGCGCTGCGGCTCGAACAGTCGAGCCTCGTCAAGGCGGTCTGATGCCCTGCCGTGCGGCCCGGCGGCTGCACAAGGCGCTGGGCCGCCGCGGCATCTTCCTCGCCATCCTCGGCACAGGCAAAGCCTGCTGGGGCGTGAGCTTCCTCATCGACCCGCCCAGCGATCAGGGCCTCGAACTGCTCACCAGCCTGTGCAGCCTCCGCCACTGGTCGTGGCTGTGGATCGTCTGCGGCCTCGTCACACTCGGCTCCGCGTTCCTGCGCGTCGGCCGGGACTGGTTCGGCTTCGTGGCCGCCTTACTTCCCCCCACCGTGTGGGCCACCGCCTACACCGTCGCCGTCCTGAGCGGCGACTACTCCCGCGGCGCCTATGTCGCAGTCTGGTACCTGACGAGTCACGTCGGGGTAATCCTGTGGGCGAGCGCGGTGCCCGAGTACTCGGTCCCCCCGCCCGTGCGCGCCCGGAGAGGCAAGGCCGCATGAACGTGGGCGAGTGGGCGGCGATCGTCGGTGCCGCCGGCAGTGTCCTCGGAGGGGGCGGCTGGTTCGTCTCCCGCGCCACCGTGAGGGCCGCGCAGGCCACGGCACGCGCCAATGAGGCAGCAGCCGCGATCCAGGCCGCACCGCAGGCACGCGCCCAGGAGTTCGCCGTGCTGGAGGCGACGGTGAAGCGGGTGGATGAGGAGAACGGCTCGCTGCGGGGCCGCATGTCCCGACTGGAGTCCATCGTGCGCGCGTTCGCGTGGACGACGGACCGGTGGGCGAGGCAGATGCACCGCGCCGGGATCGAGCCGGAGCCGGCGCACCCGCTGGTGGACGAGTACAACCGAACGGGAGTGTGATGGTTGGCGTCCTGCTAGCCCATCTGGTCGGCGACTACATCCTGCAGTCCGACTGGATGGCCAACGAAAAGACGAAGCGCTGGCTTCCAGCGTGGGCCCACGCCGTCACCTACGGGCTGCCGTTCCTCTTCGTCACCCAGTCGCCCGCCGCCCTCGCGGTCATCGTCGTGACACACGCCGTCATCGACCACTACCGGCTCGCCCGGCATGTCGTGTGGGTGAAGAACTTTGCCGCACCCAAGAGCTACTGGCGTCCGTGGGCCGAGTGCTCGGGCACCGGCTACCACAAGGATCGGCCGCCATGGATGGCGGTATGGCTGATGATCATTGCGGACAACACGATCCACCTGCTCATCAACGTCGCCGCGGTCCGCTACCTATAGGAGAAGCCATGCCGGATGCCCCGGAGCGCCCGCCGCGTCGCGACGACACCGCCGCCGACGTCGGATCGCTGGTGCGGCTCGGACGGCAGGACCCGCCGCCGATACCCCGGCCGGCCACCCAGCCGTTCCTCGAACCCGACTGGCCGCCACCCGACGACGAACCCGCGTGATACGACGACGCCCCGCCCTCCTGCTTCGGCAGGGGAGCGGGGCGCTTCGCTGTGTTAGGCGGCTCACTCCGCCAGGCCGCTGTGGCCGCTCTTCTTCTGGTGCCGTCGAATACTGTCCGGGGCCCCCCGATACCCGCAGACGCACTCCTGCCAGCCCGCCTTGTCGACGGCGTCTCCGGTAACGGAGTGTTGAGGGCCGTACCCATGGGCGTGAAGGAAGTGGGGCACGCTGCCCTCGTAGTTCAGCGCGATGAGCGCGGACTCGGCGGTCTTGTCGTGGCCTTGGGCGAAGAACTTCCCGAGGCCGACTTCCTTTCCGCAGCCGCACCAGCAGTTGCCGGTGGGCAGGAGGCGGGGCTTGCTCACTTCCCGCCCTCCAGGAGCGCGCCGATCGCGGCGACGACGTCGGAGACGGCCTGGTTGTACGCCTCATCCTCCGGTGTGCCGGTCGCGTCCTCCAGGTACTCGCCACGCGCCGCCTCGATCGCCTTCGCGAGCGTCTCGGTGTGCTGGGCAGCGTTGTGCTCGGCGAGGATGCTCTCGGCTCCGTCGCGGTTCGTGCGCGCGCCCTCCATCAATGCCAAGAGGACGTACTCGGTGGGGTTCTGCATGGCGGGCTCCTCGTTGCTCGTCGTACACCCAAGGTAGCAAGTCAAGACTTGACGTCAAGGGTGTACGTCAAGGTGTGCGAGCGCATAACGTCTTCTGAGGCGCGTCCGATTGAGCCTCACGACTCGCGATAACATGCCATATCGCGGGCGACAAAACGGTATAATCGGGAACATGACCAAACCTCAAGGAGCGCCCCTCCCGGACAAGTTGCCGCACGACGACTACATGTCCGCTGTCGCCGATCACCTGGCCGTCTACGGCATCACTGTCACCGACGGAGGTGCCAGCGAGAATGACGGCCTCCTCGACGGCTGGATCAACATCGACCCCGCCAGCGCCAGCGTCGACGCCTGGCCGCACGGCGTCTACCTCGGTTGGGACCAGGAGCGCGGCTGGCTGCTGATCGAGCAGGGCGGTGGGCGTAACGTCGACCCGCTCGACCCGACGGCAGTGCGTACCTACTCCAGTCCCCAGCAGGTGGCCTGCTCTACGGCGAACGCGCTACGGGGGCGTCTGTTGACCGGGCCGATCACCAACGACGGCACCTGGTCGTGGGACTCGCGTCCACTGGAGGGCGCCGTCAAGGCGTGGGCGTCCGACGAGTACCTGGACGACCTGGCAGCCGAGGCCGAAGGGAACGACGCAGCATGAAGGTGAAGCGGATCGACCTCGACGAGGAAGAGATGCCGGAGCGTGTCCTCGTCGAACTGTCCCACGACGAGGCGGCGTACCTGGCACTCCTGATCGGCAAGCAGAACTCCACCGACATGAACGAGGTCATGCCCGGCGGCACCTCCCAGGGCGGCGCGATCTACGACGGGCTGACGGGCAGCCTCTTCAACCGGTTCTACGAGGACGGGGTCGACGGAGCCGCCCGAGCGATTCGAGTGCGCCCGTGACCACCCTCGCCCCCCGCCAGCCGGACGCCGCCCCTGCCGTCTACGACGCTGCGACGCTCGCCGTCCTCGCCGCCATGGAGAAGGCCGCCGACGAGCACCTCGACAGGATCATCCCCGACAACACGAAGCGCGGATACGCCAACGACTGGGCGTTGTGGGAGGAGTTCCACGACTGGCTCGCCGAACGGACCGGCCACCGCATGCCGTCGACCGCAGTGAGCAGAGGCAACCTGGTCGGGTTCGTCGTCTGGCTCGACACCATCAAGCTCGCGGCCCCCGCATCGATCGACCGCCGCATCACCGGCGTCACCGTCACCGCGCGGGGGCTCGGCGTCGAAGTCGCGAAGGCCGCCACCGTCGCCGCCCGGCAAGCACTCAAGCCGCTCAAGAACGACCCCGAACGCCAGGTGCGCGGCCGAGGCAAGGCCGCTGCCGTCACCCCCGAACAGCTCCGCCAGATGAACGCCGCCGTCACCGACGGACTCACCGGGCTCCGCGACCGTGCCCTCTGGCTGATGGCCTTCTCCATCGCCGGACGCTCCGCCGAGGTCGCCGCCCTCCGCGCCGAGGCGATCGTCCACGTCAGCCAAGGCCTGGAGGTCAACGTCCCCGCAGTGAAGGGCCGCCCGCCCCGGGACGTCGTCGTCCACTACGGCAAGAACCCCGACACCTGCCCAGTCCGCGCCTGGCTCACCTGGCGCGCCGCCGCAGGCATCACCACCGGCCCCGCCTTCCTGCCCATCACCGTCCACGGCCGCCTCGGCGACCGAGCCCTCTCACCCGAAGCCGTCCGCGAGATCATCGCCCGCAATGCCGAACGCGCCGGCCTGTCCGTCCGCCTCACCGGGCACTCGATGCGGGCAGGATTCATCACCACCTCTCGACGCGCAGGCAAGCGAGAAGAGAAGATCCGCGAACAGTCCGGCCACGCCGAGAACAGCCCCGCCTTCTGGGGCTACATCCGCGAAGCCGACAAGTGGACCGACGCCGCATCGGAGGACATCGGACTATGAGCACCCCATCGTTCAGCGAGTTCCTCAAGAGCACCAAGCCCGGACCCCAGCGCCGGTGCACCGGCTGCAACACCTTCAGCCTCCGCACCCACACGGACCCGGCCAGCCAGGAGGACAAGGTCATCTGCACGAACCCGAGCTGCCAGGAGTCCCCGCTTCACCGCGAGGACTGACTACCTCCGTGCCACACTGGGCCTGGCCCGCTTCGCACCCCCGTCGAGGCGGGCTTCTGGCATTCTGGCTGTGGGCGGCGCGATCCACGGCGACCGACCGTGACACCTGGCGGTGACGGCCGCCGCCCCTCCTGACGCGCCGCCCGCGGTGCTCAGTGGCCATGGCGTCGGTGCTGCCGCCGTCGCGCGACGGCCAAACCCAGCGCCCCGACTGCCCCCAGCAGCGGGGCGCTCGCGTCATCCGTCAAGGAACCCGAGCTCCGAGTCTGGCCGGCACGCGCCGCAGGCCTTCACCCCGTCGGCCAGTGCGCGCAGGGCCTCGTCCCGCGAGATGCCGCGGACCCGCTTCCCGGCGTTCCAGCAGCCGCCGACGTGCACGTGCACGGGCGGCGCGTCGCGGTTGAGGCCGACCTCGAGGAGCCAGTCCGGTGCGGGCGGCCGGGCTTCGATGCCCCGCTGCCGCTCCGCCTCACGCTGCTCCGCCGCGGCGATGGCCCGACGCACGTCGTCGAGGGCGAGGGCGAGCCACGTCTCCAGGGTGCGGAGGCGAGGCAGGTCCGGAGGTAGATCGGTCACGTGTTCGATTCTAGGTGTGCGGGTCACCCTCGTCGACGACAGGGCGGGCAGGGCGTTGACGGTGCGACCGGACGGATCGTGATCGTCTGCCATGCTGTCGGCCATGGCCCACCGCCCGTACCCGGTCGCTGCCCGCGCACTGCGACAGATCCTCCGCCGCCACCGCAACGAACTGCCAGCCTCACCCGACCGTGCGCAGCAGCCTGGCCGCTACGTCCTGTCGACGCGACGCCCCGGCACTGTCAGCGGTCCCTCGTAGACTGATCGGACTATCAGCCCTTGCTGGCGCTTGGCTGAGGCCGCCCCGCCTGGTCACGCAGGCGGGGCGCGCTGCTGTCAGAAGCCTTCCCGGCCGGTGAGGCACTGCTCGCTGAAGCAGTGCCAAGTGACGTCGCCTTGAGGGTCGAGGTCAGCGGTGAATCCGCGGTGTTCCTTCCAGCGGCCTCGTATCTGGGTGCCGCAGTCGGGGCACGGTCGGCTGGGGATGTGGCGCTTCTCTGATCGGCGGTAGATCCGCGAGGCGACGGTGGCACAGGTTCGGCGTCTTGTCTGAGCCGCATTCCCCCGCTGCAGGTCAGGCATCACTTTCGCGGTGCTGCGAAAGTGATCAGGCGGTCCCCTCCGGGTGCCGGACGGCCTTCTTCAGCGCCATCTCGACCTTGTACCGGTCGGCCCCGGTCTCCTCGGCGAACGCGGTCACCGCGGCCAGTACGGCGTCGGCCTGCTCGGGGGTGAGGGTCCCGGCTTGGATCGCCGCCCAGGCGGATCGCTCCAGCTCCAGCAGGTCGTCGGGGAAGTCGTAGTCGCTCACGGGCGGATCCTATGCGGAGCGGTCACACCGCCTTCACGCCGCGGTCGCCATCTCCCCGCGCACAGCCTCCACCCACTCATCCCGCAGCCGCTCATACTCCGCCCGGGTGGGCCCCCACAGCCAGCCGCCCGTCGACAGCAGCAGGGCGCGGATCTCCGCATCCACCGCGGCGGCAGGCCGCGCGGCACCCGGGACCGGGGGAGTGGAGGACATGACGATCAGCGTAGCCGCGACGTCTGACACGGGCTACGCACTCCCGGCGGGCGGCTGTCCCACGTAGGTGCCGCGCCCCTGTACCGTCCACACCACGCCCTCCTCGACGAGTACGGCGATCGCCCGCCGCACCGTCGACCGAGCCAGCCCATACTCCTGCACCAGCCGCGTCTCCGACGCGATCGGCCGGCCGAGACGCCAGTCCCCGCGCGCAATCCGCGCCTTCAAGATGTCGGCGAGCTGCCGGTACGGCGTGACGGGCCCATCGTGGTCGATCGCGGCATCCGGGTCAGTCGGCATGATCCGACGCTAGGCAAGCCGCTACATGTCAGCATCTCGGGCTACGTGTCGATACGTAGCGAGACAGGGCGATACAAGCGGCGTAGCCTGCAATTACACGCACTAGAGCCCCCGGGGAGCGCGGCCCGCCACCCCGGAGGCAGCCGACGAAGGAGCCGTCGACGTGGACGAGCCTACGGAACCCCCGCCCGAGCGCCAGAGGGCCTCACAAGACGCGGCGCCCTGCCTCTGCGGCAGCCGCGACCACCTGCCGCTGCGAGTCGGCGAGAGGCTGTCGCCCAGCGGGGCCGGGATAGGGGGCGTCTATGTGTGCCCCGCCCAATCCCCGGCCGGCCTGCGTGGCGCCCTGTGA